CCCGGAGACAAAGTATTTGATGAAACGGGGAAAACCTGTAGTGTTGTAGCCTGTACTGAGATAATGTACAACAGGCCCTGTTATGAAGTGTGTTTTTCTGATGGGAGTACTATTGTGGCGGATGCCGAGCATTTGTGGCAGGTAAACGAATATAAACCTTATAAGGCACCGTATTTTCAAACTAAAATACTAAAAACAGAAGAAATGAAAGGGAATATTAAACATAAAAACGGATGCTATAATTATAGAATCCCTACCAATGAAGCCTTAAACTTAGAAGAAAAAAAGTTGGTACTTCCACCTTACGTATTAGGTGTGTGGCTGGCGGATGGTAATAGTCACAATGCGAGCTTTACTTGTAACATTAATGATTTGGAAATCGCTGATAAAATTGTAGAATTTGGTGTAGAACTTAGACAGTGGAAATCAAATAATACAGGAAGCATCCATTTAGCATTTGGAGATGGGAATAGAAGTCAAGCTGCCAGAAATAAATCGTGGAATGCAAAAATGAGAAAAATGGGATTGATTTGTAATAAACATATTCCCAAAGAATACCTCAGAGGATCAATAAGACAAAGAATGGAGCTACTAAAGGGGCTAATGGATTCTGATGGTCATATAACTAAAGAAGGTGAATGTGAATATATGACGGTTAGTAAAAGATTGGCCGAAGATGTGGCAGAACTTATTCGGAGTTTAGGTTTTAAGTGTTCAATTAACGAAGGAAGAGCTAAACTAAACGGAAAAGACTGTGGACCTAAATATAGAATAGAATTTTTTTCATACAGGAGCAATCCTGTTTTTTATTTGCAACGAAAGAATAAAAGATTAAAAAAAGATCCAATAAAGCCTACAAAAAATTCCTTTAGAACAATCACAGCAATTAATGAAGTACCTTCTGTCCCGGTAAAATGCATTCAAGTAGATAGCCCTTCAAGGCTGTATTTAGCAGGAAAATCTATGGTGCCTACTCATAATAGTGAAATCGCGGCAGCCATTGCCCTTTATATGCTTCTTGCTGATGGAGAGTCTAATGCAGAAGTGTATGTAGCTGCTTGTGATAGACAACAAGCTAGCATTATTTTTAATACTAGCGTGAATTTTGTAGAAGGAAATCAGACACTATCCAATGTCACAAAAACGGTAATGTCCACAAAAAGGGTTGTTTATCCAAGAACGGGGAGTTTTTTTCAAGTGCTAAGTTCCGATGTTAAATCCAAATCAGGATTGAACGTTTCATGTGTTATCTTGGATGAAATCTGGACCTATCCGAATGCTGACCTTGCCAGGATGCTTACGACCGGTTCCGGTGATGCTAGAGAACAGCCACTGTTCATTTACCTTACCACCGCAGGCGATAAGCTAAGGGGTTATGGCTGGGATATGCATCAAAAGGCAAAAGACATTTTAAGTGGGAAAAGAGTGGATGATACTTTCCTTCCCATCATTTATGGCCTCGATGAAGGCGATGATTGGGAAGATGAAAAGAACTGGTATAAGGCGAACCCCAGTTTAGGACATACACTTCAGATTGAAAGGATTCGAGAACATTTTCAACAGGCAAAACAGGACCCAGTAGAAGAGGCCCTTTTTAAACAGCTGCGACTAAATATGTGGTTAAAGCAAAACATTAAGTGGATGCCCATGGAGACTTGGGAAAACTGTTCTTTCAAAGTGGATCCTGAAAAGCTAAAGGGCAGAGTCTGTTATGGGGGATTGGATCTTTCTAGTACTACGGACATTACAGCCTTTGTGCTGGTATTTCCTCCAACGGAAGAAGATGATAAATATTATGTTATGCCTTTCTTTTGGATTCCAGAGGATAGCCTGGATTTAAGAGTAAGACGGGATCATGTGCCTTACGATATTTGGAAACAGCAAGGCTATCTGGAGACGACAGAGGGAAATGTTATTCACTATGGTTTTATTGAAAAATTCATTGAGGCCTTAGGGACTCAGTTTAATATACAGGAAATCGCCTTTGACCGCTGGGGCGCTGTGCAGATGGTGCAAAACTTGGAGGGTTTAGGTTTTACGGTAGTTCCCTTCGGTCAAGGCTTCAAAGACATGTCACCGCCAACGAAAGAATTTATGAAACTGGCACTGGAAAAAAGAATCGCCCATGGAGGACATCCTGTGCTAAGTTGGATGATGGATAACATTCATATAAGGACAGACCCGGCCGAAAATATCAAAGCCGATAAAGAAAAATCTACGGAAAAAATTGATGGCGTGATTGCTACGATTATGGCTTTGGACAGAGCTATAAGGTGCTGCAACAATGATAGCGCTTCTGTTTATGATGGCAGGGGGATTTTATTTATATAACAAATTTACCTTTGAGGTTAATTTAATATTGACTTTCGGTTAGTGGTATGCTATTATATATTTACCTCAAAGGTAAACAGGAAGAGGTGATGGATTGCAAATAGCATACAAAACTCGTAAGATTGAAAAAGTGTGTACAAATGCTTACGAAGCTGAAAAAAAACACGGTAAGGAAATGGCTGCTAAAATCCATCAGCGTATAGATGAAATCTACGCTGTGGATACTGTTGAAGATATGATTCATTTCAAAATCGGTAGATGTCACTCTTTGACAGGTAATCGTAAAAATCAATATGCTGTAGATCTAGTTCACCCTTATCGTCTGATTTTTGAGAAAATCGGCAATGATATTCAAATTGCGAATATTATGGAGATAGTTGACTATCATTAAATGTAGTCGCATTTTTAAGGAGGTAATACGATGGTGAGAAGCCGCAATATAATTGCAACACCACCGGGGGCAACTATTAGGGAGCAGCTTTTAGATAGAAGTCTTAGTCAGAAGGAATTTGCTGCTCGAATGGGTATGTCCGAAAAGCATATAAGTAAACTTATCAATGGAGACGTACAGTTAACCCCCGATGTTGCTGTCAGATTAGAAATGGTACTTGGTATCCCTGCAAAGTTTTGGAGTAACTTGGAAGCAATTTATCGCGAGAAATTAGTTAAGGCCAACGCTGAAAATGAAATGGACGCTGATATAGAATTAGCAAGAAAACTGCCGTATAAAGAAATGGCAGAAAACGGGTGGGTGCCTGAAACAAAGAAACCCCAAGAAAAAGTTATAAATTTGCGTAAATACTTTGAGGTTGTACGACTTGGTATTCTTCAGAATTCTCAAATTACGAGGATTGCCTGCAGAAGATTGTCTGAAACAGAAAAAAGTGATTATGCCTTAATAGCGTGGGCACAAAAAGCTAAACTTGATGCACGTAATATTGCTACAGACCCTATAGATATAAAAAATCTTTCTGCTATTCTTGCAGAAATTAGAGCTATGACAATGATGAATCCTGTTGATTTTTGTCCTCGGCTCATTAAAATACTCGCAAAATGTGGAGTTGCGCTTGTTTTCTTACCACATATTGGCGGTTCTTTTCTTCATGGAGCAACTTTCTATGATGGTAATAAGATTGTAGTAGGGTTAACTGTGCGGGGTAGAGATGCTGATAAATTTTGGTTTAGCCTCTTTCATGAGTTAGCTCATATTTTATATGGGCATATTGGTCAAGCGGAGGGCACTACTGAAGACGATGAAATTGCTGCAGATGAATTTGCTAGGAATACGCTCATTGCACAAGATGATTTTGATTCTTTTACTTCTAACCACGATTTTTCAAAGGAGGCAATCGTTAGGTTTGCGAACCTTATAAAAGTGGATTGTGGCATTGTCGTTGGACGTCTGCAAAAGGAAGGTTGGATTAAATATAACTGGCATAATGACTTAAAAACAAAATATGCATTTATTGCTTAAACAAAGATTGAAAAAGCACTTCTTCGGGAGTGTTTTTTTATGCTCGTTTTCAGGAAGGAAGATTGATTTTTATGAGTATTTTAAGCGGACTATTCAAGTCTAGAGACAAACCCACCAATAGTACCACCGGAAGCACATACCGTTTTTTCTTTGGCGGAACAACAGCAGGAAAGCCAGTCAATGAGCGGTCCTCCATGCAGATGACGGCGGTCTACTCATGTGTGCGTATATTAGCTGAGGCGGTTGCGGGGTTGCCAATTCATCTTTATCAATACACAGAAACTGGCGGTAAGGAAAAAGCAATCAAACACCCGCTTTATTTTCTCCTACACGATGAACCGAACCCGGAGATGACTTCCTTTGTTTTCAGAGAAACCTTAATGACACATCTTCTTTTGTGGGGGAACGCCTATGCGCAAATTATCCGAAATGGTAAAGGTGAGGTTATAGCCCTTTATCCTCTGATGCCCAATCGAATGACGGTGGATAGAGATGCCAATGGACAGCTTTATTATCAGTATCAATCTAGCAAGGACGAAGCACCAACTATGAAAGGGTCTACGGTTATTCTGAAATCATCAGATGTGCTGCATATCCCAGGACTTGGCTTTGATGGTTTGGTTGGGTATTCTCCAATTGCAATGGCAAAGAATGCTATCGGCATGGCAATCGCCTGTGAAGAGTACGGAGCAAAGTTCTTTGCCAACGGTGCAGCGCCCGGTGGTGTTCTGGAGCATCCGGGAACATTAAAGGACCCGACAAAAATTCGTGAGAGTTGGAACGCTACGTTTGGTGGCAGCAGTAACTCTAGCAAGGTGGCCGTTTTGGAAGAAGGCATGAAGTACACACCGATTGCTATTTCCCCGGAACAGGCACAGTTTTTAGAAACAAGAAAATTTCAGATTAACGAGATAGCTCGAATTTTCCGTATCCCGCCCCACATGGTTGGTGATTTGGAGAAGTCGAGCTTTTCTAATATAGAACAGCAGTCCTTGGAGTTTGTAAAGTACACCCTTGAGCCATGGCTTGTGCGATGGGAACAGTCTATGGTGCGCTCACTGCTTTCACCGAAGGAAAAGCAAGAGTATTTTATCAAATTTAATGTTGACGGGCTCTTGCGGGGCGATTACCAAAGTCGTATGAATGGCTACGCAATAGGCAGGCAGAACGGCTGGATGTCAGCCAATGATATAAGGTCTCTAGAAAATTTGGACCTTATTCCAAGCGAAAAAGGAGGGGACATATTTTTAATAAACGGCAATATGACAAAATTGGAGGACGCAGGTATTTTTGCATCAAATGGGAAGGAGGAAACGAATAATGAAGAAGTTTTGGAAGTGGACGAACCAGACGGTTCTGAATCAGGAGACGCAGGAGCAGACACAGGAGAGGACACTGTTTCTCAACGGTACCATCGCCGAGGAAAGCTGGTTTGATGATGATGTTACCCCACAGATATTTAAAAATGAACTGCTATCCGGAAGTGGTGACATTACTGTTTGGGTCAACTCGCCCGGGGGCGATTGCGTGGCCGCAGCGCAGATTTACAACATGCTCATCAACTACAAAGGTAACGTCACTGTGAAGATTGATGGCATGGCAGCATCAGCTGCAAGTGTTATTGCTATGGCCGGCACAAAGATTTTGATGTCACCCGTCTCAATGCTTATGATCCACAATCCGGCCACCATTGCCTGGGGTGACAGTGCAGAAATGCAGAAGGCAATTTCTATGCTAGATGAAGTAAAGGAAAGTATTATCAATGCTTATGAGGTCAAAACTGGATTAAGCCGTGCAAAGCTGTCCCACCTCATGGATTCGGAATGCTGGATGAACGCAAATAAGGCCATGGAATTAGGCTTTGCCGATGGCATTTTATCCAGACCCGCTGATACGGAAAATATAGAACAGCCACAGGTTTCTATGATGTATTCCAAGGTGGCAGTTACCAATTCTCTAAAGGAAAAATTGGTAGAAAAATGCCGTATTCAGCAGAAAAAACATCCTGTTCAGCAGCAAGTTAATGTTCCTGAAACCACAGGTCGGGCGGTAGATTCCCTTATGGAGCGTCTGGATTTAATCAAACAACATATTTAAGGAGGTAGAATATATGACTATTTTAGAATTAAGAGAGAAAAGGAATACAGCTTGGAATGCAGCAAAGGCATTCTTGGATTCTCGCCGTACCGAGAAAGGCACTTTGAGTGCTGAGGATGATGCCACCTATTCCAAGATGGAACAGGAAATCACTGACTTAGGCAAGGAAATCAGCCGTTTGGAACGACAGGAGGCATTAGAAGCAGAACTTTCTAAGCCGGTGAATACGCCACTGACATCTAAGCCATTCAGTGGAAAAGAACCGGAGAAAAAAACAGGTCGTGCAACGGATGAATATAGACAAGCTATGCTGGATGCTTTTCGATCCAACTTTAAGCGTGTAAATAACGTCCTGCAGGAGGGGGTAGACGCTGACGGCGGTTACCTAGTGCCTGAGGAGTATGATCGTAGGCTTATTGATACTCTTTCGGAAGAAAATATTATGCGCCGTTTAGCAACTACCATCACAACGAGGGGCGAGCACAAAATCAATATTGCAGCCACGAAGCCCGCGGCGGCATGGATTGAGGAAGGTGGTGCGTTATCCTTTGGAGATGCAACCTTTAGTCAGATTTTATTAGATGCCCATAAGCTCCATGTTGCCATTAAGGTAACGGAGGAACTTTTGTACGATAATGTATTCAATCTGGAAGGCTATATCTTGGAACAGTTTGGAAAGGCACTGGCAAATGCTGAGGAGGATTCGTTTCTTAATGGCGATGGTGTAGGCAAGCCACTGGGTCTTTTTGCAGCTACTGGTGGTGGTACCGTAGCCAATACTCTTACTGCGGCAATCAAGTCTGATGATGTGATTAGTCTGGTGTATGCCCTGAAACGGCCCTATCGTAAAAATGCATCATTTATCATCAATGATCAGAATCTTGCCGTTCTTCGTAAGCTGAAAGACAACAATGGCGCATATATCTGGCAGCCATCCTATCAAGTAGGAGAGCCAGATAGACTGTTAGGCTATGCGGTACATACCTCTGCCTATGCACCCTTGGATGCCATTGCTTTTGGTGATTATAGCTATTATAACATTGGTGACCGTGGCAGTCGTTCCTTCTCCGAATTGCGGGAACTGTTTGCAGGGAATGGCATGATTGGTTATGTAGCCAAAGAACGTGTGGACGGCAAGCTGATTCTTCCAGAAGCCGTACAGATTTTGAAACTGGGTGCGTAAACATAAGGGCGGTGTAGTTATCGTGACTACATCGCTCTGTTTTTTGAAGATAGGTGGTGATGGATATGCTGAATGACGAAGGAAATATCGTTGCCTTGGAAGAAATGAAGGAATATCTCCGGGTGGATTACGAAGATGACGATAGGCTTATCACTCAATTACTTTCAGTGGCTGAGCAGATTTGTATGGATATTGTGAGAACGGATGATTTAGAATCTCTTGCATGCAATGAAAATGCAAAAGCTGCAATCATGTATACCGTAGCATATCTGTATGAACACCGTGAAGAAGCTGACCACCACGAACTCATGCTTACACTCCGTTCTCTGCTCTTTGGTTCGAGAAAGGCGGTGTTTTGATGGATATAGCTGCTTTGAATTGCCGTATTATTATTCAGAAAAGCACCAGTGTCAGTGATGCGGTTGGCAATGATACACTGCAATGGAGTGATTACTTTTCCTGCTATGCAACGATAAGTAGCACAGGTGACGGTGAAACCGAAAAAGCTGCAGTTACCGAGAACGAGAGCCTTTCCTTTACGGTGCGATATTGTAAAATGGCAGCTGCCGTGAATGCAACCCAGTACCGTATTTTCTTCAATGACAGGGTTTATAACATCAAATTCATTGACAACATGGGTTTCAAGAAGAAATCGCTTAAGTTTCGAGGAGAACGGGAAAGGAAGTGATCTCTATAAGCAGATCAATTCATGTAAATGACCTGGCAAAAGCCATCGCAGGAGAACTGGAAGAATACAGCGAAACAATAACACAAAAGACGAAGGAGTCTGTAGACGAAGTGGCTGATGGGGTAAAGAGAGAAATTGAGAGTCACATTTCATTTCAAAATAGAACTGGGAAATATAAAAAGGCCATGGCCATAAAAACTGTGAGGGAAACAAAGAAAAGTAAAAGCAAGGTCTGGTATGTAAAGGCACCCCATTATCGTCTGACACATCTTTTGGAATACGGTCATGCCAAGCGTGGTGGCGGTCGTGTGCAGGATTTTCCTCATATTAAATATGGTGAGAAATATGCCAAGGAGCAACTGCCAAAACGAATCAAGGAGAAGGTTGAGGATGAAAATTGAAGAAGTGAAAAAGCTGTTGGAAGCTACGGGACTTCCTGTGGCATACCATCATTTTGGGGAGGAAAAAGACCTCCCTTTTTTGGTTTATTACACTCCGGACAGCAATAACATCGCTGCCGACGATGGGGTTTACCAGAAGGTATCGGTGTTACGGGTGGAACTATACACGGAAAAGAAAGATATTTTCACGGAAGCACTGGTTGAGTTGGTATTATCCGACTTTTACTACACAAAAAGTGAAACTTATATTGAAAGTGAGAAGATGTACGAAATCATTTATGAAATGGAGATGATGGCTGAATGAAAGTAACCTATGGTTTGAAAAAATTAGCATATGCCAAGATTACAATCAGCGCTGAGGGTGTCGTTACATACGGCAATCCTGTGATGTTGCCAGGTGCAAGGGAAATGTCCCTAAGTCCTGTAGGTGAGGATGTTGCTGTATATGCAGATGATATTGCCTATGTAACCATTACATCCAATCAGGGTTATGAGGGAGATTTGACATTACTGAATGTCCCGGAAACTTTTATGACGGAGATTATGGGGATGACAAAGGATACCAATGGTGTGGTTGTAGAAAATGCAGAGGATGCAAAAGAAAGCTTTGCTTTGTTGGGTGAGTTTTCCTCTGAAACAGCAGAGAAGAAACGTTTTGTACTATATAGCTGTGTGGCAGGTAGACCAGACTTTGCAGGCAAGACGAAAGAAGAAAGTACAGAGGCAGCAGAGTTTACTTTGCCCATTACTTGTAGTCCTGCTGTTGATACAGGAGCAGTAAAAGCAACGGTTGTGGGCGGTATCACAGCAAACACAGCTTTTGATGGTTGGTATAACGCTGTTTATCAGAGTGCGGAGGGATAATCTATGGAGAAAATCGTAAGAGTTGGGGAGTATGAATTCCCGGTAAAAAGCACGGCGGCAAGCCTGTTTTCTTATAGGAGAAATTTTGGGCGAGATGGTATGAGAGATTTATTGGCACTGGTGGGAGGCATGAACCCTAAAGATCATCCGAAGGATGTAGCCGTAAGTGCGTTTTTAGACGGAGATTTTGAAATTGATACGTTGTATCGTTTCATTTGGGTGTTTGCAAAAGCCGGCGATCCTAGTATTCTCCCTATGGAGGAATGGCTAGATACCTTTGAGGTGACACCTATGGACTTCGTATCTGATGTGTTCCCTCAAGTAACAGAGCTGTTGTTCTCTATGGCGAAAACAACTGTGAAGTCAAAAAAAAAGCCACGCACTCCCAAGTAGGAGAAGTAACAACAGAGGATATTTTGCGGATGGCCATTGCCAGGGGATTGACAACGGCAGACTTCGAAACAATGGAGTTGGGCATGATTATTGATTTTTTGACTACTTGCCAGAACGCAGAGTATGAAGCAAGAAATCCAAAACGGACAGCAACACAGGCAGATATTGATGCATTTTAATAATATTAAAGAGTTAATTTAAAACAATATGTCCTTTGCAAAAATGTTTATTTTTGCTTATAAAGTTTAGGTCAAGCCTTTTCAAAGGCTTGCGGGGTTCGGGGCAGGGCCCAGAGAACTTGTTCTTTATGTATTGTACTAAAACTAGGGAGGAGGGATGAAATGTCAGGAAACATCAAAGGGATTACTGTGGAAATTGGCGGTGATGTTAACCCACTATCTAAGGCTCTGAAAGCCGTAAATTCCGAAGCTAGAGGTCTGCAAAAGGAACTAAATGGTGTAGAAAGTTTATTAAAACTTGATCCTTCTAATGTGGATTTGCTAAGACAAAAGGAAGAGCTACTGAATCAGAGTATTCGCGATACAAACACCAAGCTTGAGGCTTTAAAGGCAGCAAAAGCACAAGCTGATAGAGATATGGCGAATGGTACACAGGTAAACCAAAAGGAATATCGAAATCTGGTTCGTGAGATTGCCAGTACAGAAAACAAACTGGATGATTTAACACAATCCATGAAGAAATTCGGTAGTGTAACCTCACAACAGATCGCCGCGGCGGGTGGCAAGATGCAGGAGTTTGGAGATAAGTTAGGGAATATCGGCGGTTCGCTATCTACCAAAGTAACTGCTCCATTGACGGCAGGTCTTGCATTGGCAACAGAAGGAACGCGAGAATTCCGCTCTGATTTGGCAAGGTTGGAAACCAACGCAGAACAAGCTGGACAGTCCATGGAGAAAATGAACGACTACATGAAACAGATTGTAGGGGTTACGGATGAAGTAGATAGTTCTGTGGAGGGTTTATCAAACCTTCTGGCAGCAGGCATTAGCGATGAAGGGTTTCAAGAGATGATGGATGCCCTTTCAGGTGCGGCAATCAAGTTCTCTGATACTTTGAGGTTTGAAGGTATTTCAGACGGTTTGCAGGAAACCCTTGCTACCGGATCGGCAGTAGGGCCATTTGCAGAACTGCTGGAACGCTCGGGTATGGTTCTTGATGATTTTAATATTGGATTACAGGAAGCTATCACGAATGGTGAACAGGAGAATTTCATTCTTGATACGCTATCTAAAACAGGCCTTGCTAATTTCTATCAGCAGTTCAGAGAGGGCAACCCTGATTTGATTGATGCTGCCGAAGCCCAGTATGAACTGCAATCAGAGCTTGCCAAACTAGGAAAGCTTCTTGATCCAATCGCAGCGCAGTTTGTAAGTTTTGCCACAACACTGCTGGAAAAATTTAATGGTATTTCCCCGGAAATGCAGAAAGTTATTCTGGTGATTGGAGGGATTGCTGCTGCCATCGGCCCGGTTATCTTGGTGGTAGGTAATTTAATAACCAGTTTTGGCGCCATTGTATCCCTTGTGCCGAAATTAGTAACTGGGTTTCAATTAGTTAAGACTGCTCTTGCTGCCATTGGTGGCCCTATAACCATTATCACGGCACTCATAGGTGTATTGATTGCAAAGTTCGTTCATACCTATCAGACATCAGAGGAATTCCGCAATAAGGTGAATGCTGCTTTTGAAGCAGTAAAGACTACGGTAACCAGTGTAATCACAGCTATCAAGAACAAGGTAACTGAGTTTATCTCCATTGGTAGAAACATGGTGGAGGGTATTTGGCAAGGTATTAGCAATGCTAAAACATGGCTTTTGAACAAGGTGAAGGAATGGTGCGGCAGCGTTTTGAGTGGGATTAAGGCTTTCTTCGGGATCCATTCTCCATCCACAGTATTTCGAGATGAAGTGGGTAAGAATATGGCCCTTGGTATGGCGGAAGGCATCGAAGATGGAAAACCAGAAGTCATCCAGGCCGTTGATGAGATGGGAACAGCTGTGCTGTCTGAAACCAATGACGTATTGGATGCCTTCCAGCAGAATGTGGAATCCAGGGCAGACGCTATTTCTAGCTTTGCAGGATTGTTTGATGCAGTAACACAGAACACGGACGTGAGTGCTCAATCTTTAATTGATAATCTCTCCGTTCAGGTGGAACTATTAAACCAGTGGCAGAATGACTTACAGGATTTGATGTCAAAGGGTATTTCGGATGCAATGCTGGACGAGCTCCGGGAACAGGGCCCAAAGGCCGCAGCAGAAATCCACGCATTAACCCAAATGTCAGATGATGAACTGGGAGCATTCGGTGAACTTTATGCCCAGAAGATTAAGCTTTCCACGGAATCTGCCATTGCAGAATTAGGTGGTTTGCAGTTGGCAGTAAAACCTGTAGTTAGTGAAATGGCGGAGAACGCCGCCTATGCAGTGAACAGCGATAATGGCTCATTAAAAAAGAACCAGTCCGATGAAAAGATGTATAACTTGATTGCGGAAACCTTCGCAACGGCTCTATTGGAGGGGTTAAATTATGTAGGAAACAATATTTTTGATGCCATTCCTAAAATTCTGGACTTTTATATTGATAGTGTGAAGATGGCAAAAACCACTTGGGATGCTTTTGATGGCGAAGGTGATCGAAGAAACAGGATGTTTGCACCGACCTATGGCGAGATCTATAGCATCGCACTACGTGCTGCAAAATCTGTGTCCAGCTCAGATTAAAGGGCTGGTTGTTTTTTTATATTTAATATTTGAATAAGGAGGTATCTTTTTGATTATAGATGGATTAAAACTGCCGGAGGATACCTCCATTGTCATTGAAAAGCAGAACTTTGACACCAATCGTCGGACGGTATCCGGTAGGATGATTACCAAATTGGCACCAATGGAAAAATGGAAGATTACAATTAGCTTTGAGAATAAAACCCTTTCCTTGGAGTTCCAAAAGGCGTTTTATACTAAGTGCTTAGAAATGCGGTCTGCCTACGGTGTTATCAGTTTTACAAATCCCTACACTGGGGAGTCGGTATCTGCCAAAATGAAATGCACCGCGAAAAAGACACCCTCTGCGTTAGATGTGTTAAGAGGTAGAACTAGAGCTTATAAAGCCATCGGTGCAACTTTCGAGGAGGTTTAGAATGATACAAACAAGTGATAAATATAAGGAAAATATCAAAGGGGATACGGAACTGATACAGTGTCGGGCAGAACTTTCCTTTGTTCCACCTGGTGCAACAGAGGGTACTGAGATTTCTACAACAGAATGTCTTAGTGTAGCCCATCCTCAACAGCTGAAGAACGGTTCCTTTGGTATGGATGCCAACTGGGGGACATTGGAACATAAAAGAATTGTTCTGGATGGCAGCGTATCTTTTATTCCAAAGAACAATACACAGCAGATTGGTTTCTTTTCTGCGGGGATGTGTGATAGCGAGGGTTATTTCTCACCAGCAGAAGAAGTGACTTATACATTTGATGCCCTTTATGATATTGTCGGGGTTTCGATTGCTTTTGATGACTTGGGTGGGGAATGGGCAGAGGAACTGGATATCAAGGTTTATGATGGGGCGGATACTTTACTTTCATCCCTTTCTTTTGCCAATCACAAAGCCTTGTTTTATGCGGAAATTAGACAGCATAACGTTAAGAAGCTGGTGTTTTCCTTCAAGAAATGGAACAAAGGATTGCGGTATTGTAAGGTAAGCCAGATTGTACCAGGCATCATTCTTTCCTTTGCATCGGAGGGTATTTTCCAGTTTGATTTTGAGGAAAGTATTGACCCTTTTAGCTCGTCCCTTCGATTTCCGGAGACTACTTTGGTATTTGACAACACGGATAATGAGTTTAATATTATCAATCCCGATGGATTTGCATCCTTCCTCCGCCAGAAAATGAAAACAGTACCAAAGCTAGATTTAATTGTAGGAGCCAGGACGGACAGTATTGGCATGGGACAGTTTTATCTGTATTCTTTTCCGAAAACAGATCAACCCAATGAAGCCAAGGTGTATTGTAGACCTTCCATCGCTTTTGAGCTAGGAAGTTATAAGAACGAAGGACGAGGGGTGCAAACGGTAGAACAGGCAGTATCTATCCTGTTTACCAATATTCAAGAACCGGTCGTCATTGACGAAGAATTGAAAAATATACAAGTCAACCAGTACATAGGGGATGATATTCCCATTCATACGGCTATGGCATATCTGGCCATTGCTTGTTGTGGGTATTGGAAATTTGAACGGGATGGGAGTTATTCCTTAAAAAAGTGGAAATTGCCCGAGGCTATGACCAATGATATCGATTATGAAAATATGTGGAGCAAGCCTAGTATCAGTATGGGGGAAAGATACACCTCCTGTACCGTGCGATATTATTACTGGGATAGTGCAAATAGCACCTTAAAAGGCACAGATGTAACGGTAAAAGAGGATGAGGATGATGGACAGAAATTAGGAGTTACTTCCTATTATATATGCTCGGAAGCGCAGGCGGCAGAGGTGGCGCAGGCTTATATGGATTTCAAGAACCTTCGCTTAACCCACACCGTGGATTATAGGGGGGACATGAGCATTGAGGCAGCAGATGGACTCACGATTCAGAATGATTTTGCCCATAGTAAAGTGATTGTCATGACCCATGTTCTTACCTTTGATACAGAAGGCCTAACAGGAACCATCACGGGAAGGGGGTTAGACTGATGGCAGAAACGACGACAGTTATGACAACAGAGCTAATAACAGATAGAACACTGGGAGATGTCCTTAGCCAAAATGAAAAAGGTACCTATAACGCCAGTGATCTAAACCGTGTGGGTACTGCGGCGGAAGAACTGCGAATCATTGGTATTGATGTAGGGTATCCCATCGTCGGTACTTTTCGCACGGATTATTCAGAGGGTGAAATTCCACTGGCGGAGGAAATGGAATATTACCTTTCACAAGTGCATAAATGTCGGGACTCTTTTTTTGATTTAGGTATTCCCTTGCCCCACACTATGGATGGTTTGGATTATGTTGCTGCGAACAACATAGAAAAGGTCTTTGTTGAGATTGAAAAAAGTATTCAGCAGATGCGAAAAACAAAAAAACACTGTGGTAGTACACATTGTGGAGAAGGAGGAGGTTTATATTGAGGGATTTTCAAGATAGATTGGCAGAAAAACCAAATAGATACAAAATCACAGAGGAAGGCGGTGGCATAAAATATGCTACCATTGAAAGAGCCGATAACCCCACCAGAGAGGGAACTTTTTTAAATCGTGAAGTTTTTATGGTATTACAGGGATTTCAGGAAAAAAATACCATATTCAATGAAGATGGCAGCATTACAGAGTTAAATGGTACAGGGGAACCCTTGGTTACAACCTTCAATGCGGATGGTTCCATTACAGAAACCTTTACCAACACAGAAGGCGTAATAATCGCAAAAAAGACAATCTTTCAGGAGGATGGCAGCATTCGGGAGGTGTTTGTGTAATGGGCCTTTGGCCGGGTATTAAATATGCGTTAAATAGCACTCTGGGGACAACGGGGTTTAAGCCCTTGGACAGGATTCTTTCAGAGGTGGACGATAATGTAAAATGTCTTTGGGGTGGCGTAAAAGTTTTTACCGCCAATGGAACATTCACTGTTCCGGCAAACGTTAAGAAAATTTTAGTCACAGCCTGTGCTGGCGGAGGCGGTGGCGGTGGCGCAAACACACGTTTTAACTGGGGCACTGGTGGAGGCGGAGGTGGCGGTGGTGCAAGCATTGAAAAAAGGGCATTTGCCGTCAATCCTGGACAAGTAATTAGTATCACCGTTGGAAATGGAGGAGCTCCAGGTCGAAGTGGAGAATCTTCCGACCCCAATTTTACCACAACTGCAGGGGCTACTGGTGCTTCCACTGTAATAGGCAATCTAATTACACTACCTGGCGGTACTGGTGGCGCATTTTATAGAGGAGGCCTTTCCGGAGGAACAGGGGGCGGTCATGGTGGAGAGGGTACTGGTCCAAGAACATCTAATGGCACATCTGTTGATGGATCAAATGGAACGGATGGCATATCTAGCGGTGGTATTTTAATGAATGATGGAGGCGGTGGTGGAGGTTCACTAGGCATGGGAGGCAGTGGTGCCTCACAGCTGTTACCCGGAAATGGCGGTGGCGGTGGAGGCTCACATAGTGATAGTAATTCAGCTTCCGCCGGTGGAAATGGTATTGTTATGATTGAGTGGTAAGGGGAGGTTTGTTAGAATGAATTACGCAATGATTTTACAGAACAGAGTTATTGGTATCCTCCATGAACAGGATACAGAGCCATATTGGCCGCCAGACCCTATGGGTAACCCCATCAAGGCCGTAATTTGTGGGGATGATGTAGTTCTAGGGTGGGTTTATGAGCCAGACACTGGAGAATTCCATGAATATATTCAAGAACCAAAACCTATACCTGAACCCACACAGTTGGATCGTATTGAAGCAGCAGTCAACAAAACCCAAGGTGAGCTTGTAAATGAAGCCATTGATACTTATACCATGGAACTGATGGAAGAAGGTATATTATGAGAATATTGGTTGAGAGCCTAAAACGGCTCTTTTTTTATGGGAAGATTAATAAGGCTCGGTTAGATGAGATGGTTTCGGATGGGAAAATTACAGTGGCGGAAAAGGACTATATTATAAAGGAAGAAACAGACTCTATATAATAGGAAGAAACAGACTCTATATAATAGGAGGAAACAGCTATTATTTTAAAGGAAGAAACGGGAGAAGGTGAAGAAAATGTACGTGAATGGGGATACGATTATCAAAATGGCTGCACTGGCAGGAGCATTGGGTACTTTAGGTGTAATCTTGTATCGGGCATTTCGTTGGATGGAACGGCAAAAAGTGCAAGACATAGAAATTCAAAATATCAAAAAAGAGCAGTGCATCATTTGTTTCGCACTACTTGCGACACTGGACGGTTTGAAACAGCTAGGGGCAAATGGGGGCGTAACGGAGGCCCATAAAAAGCTGGGGAAACATCTGAACCAATCCGCCCATAACTGGGAGGGTGAATAGTATGAAGAAAAAATGGAAGATAAACGGGGATACCATGACAACGATTGTGGTATCCTCTTTGATTTTCTGTGTTTTGATTGTCGTCTGGGGGATGGTGCAGGCACAAAATGGCGTGGATAGTTCAGCCATAGTAGATAGCGCTTTGAGGATATTTGGTACGGAACTTGGTATTTGTGGTGTTATGACCATTTTCAAGAGATGGTCTGATGCACAGGATAAAAGACAGGAACAACGGAGTAATAGAAGAAAGGGGAAAACAGAATGAATGAAAACACAAAAGTTACAATTCAAAACCTATTGACAGTAAAAAGCATTGTTACCGTTCTGCTAACAATGGTATTTTCTTATTTATCCATTGTAGGGAGAATTTCAGGAGAACAGTTTCTCACCATCTTCTCTGTAGTAGTGGCATTTTATTTTGGTACCCAGTATCAAAAAGGACAAGAGGAGGTCGAGGGTAATGGAGATTAAGAAGTTACTCGCCAATCAGAATAATTACGGAGGTAAAAGAAATACTTCAGCGATTCGATATATCGTCATTCACTACACAGGAAACGATGGCGATCGGGCTGCTTCTAATGGAAAGTATTTCAAAGAACGTCTTGTAAATGCCTCTGCACACTACTTTGTTGACGATACAGAAATCATCCAGAGTGTGCCGGATCACTGTATTGCATGGAGTGTTGGTGGGAATAAATATCCCTCCAGCGCTAAAACTGGCGGCGGGCAATGGTACGGCAAATGTACCAATAGTAACAGTATTTCCATAGAGCTATGCGATACCAAGAAAAATGGTGTATCTGACTTTACGGAGGCAACGCTGATGAATGCAACAAAGTTGTGCCAAATGTTAATGAAGAAATACAATGTTCCTATAGTAAACGTCATAAGACATTTTGATGTAGTAGGAAAGATTTGTCCCAAACCCTTTGTAGAAAATAAAGCAGCATGGAAAAAGTGGAAGGAAAGGCTGGTAGATATTGAGATGGTGGAACAGGCAAAGATCATGATTGATGGAAAGACCTACGAAGTAAATCGTATTCTTAAGGATGGCACGAATTATGTGAAGATTAGAGATATTGCAGAGGCCGTAGGTTACGACATTACAAGTAAGGGGAGTATTCCGGTATTAAAAAAGAAATAAGAAGCAACGATTCAAAGATAGAATATAAAGCAATGCCTGTGGAGGTTAAAGTTCCATAGGCATTTTTTTTGTCAGGGGTTTACAATACATGAATTTTTTTGACTGCGATTTGGGGATAGAAAAACATAGCGGTGTCAATTTTTTAAGATGAATATCAAGGCTACAGGTAGAAAGGTAGGCGGGCATAGGATATGAATCAGAATGAAAATAAGAAAACAACAAAAATAGTAGAGGGCATCAATACCAAGAGTGAAGCAAAAAAGCTGTCACAGGAGCAGCTGCAACGGGAATATGATTACATCCTTGCTCAAAAGCTTCTGAAATCTATGCTTGAAAATGGCCTAATTACACAGGATGAATTCCACAAAATCACGGTGATAAATAGAAAAACATTCTCTCCTTCCTTGGCGAAACTAATGGCCTGAAACCTTGATAAAGTCGCACTTCAGAGGTAATATGTGACCAACAGAAAGGAGGATGAGAGGATGAAACGGATAACAAAACTTCATGGCAATATGGAAATGATGCAAACCAAAAAACTGCGTGTGGCAGCCTACTGCCGTGTATCTACGGCAAAGGTTGACCAACTTGAAAGTCTAGAGGCACAAAAGGAACATTACGAAAACTACATCAAAGGAAATCTAGAATGGGAGTTTGCAGGAATTTATTATGATGCAGGCATTTCTGGCACGAAGAAAGAAAAGCGTGAGGGCCTGCTTTCTATGATTACAGATTGTGAGCAAGGAAAAATAGACTTTATCATTACAAAGTCCATCAGCCGCTTTGCCAGAAACGTCACAGACTGTTTGGAACTGGTTAGAAAACTCCTAGGGTTGGGGATTTCCATATATTTTGAGAAGGAAAACCTTGATACTGGTTCCATGGAAAGTGAGCTCATGCTTTCTATATTAGGTAGCCTTGCGGAAAGTGAATCAATATCCATCTCAGAGAATGAAAAATGGAGCATTAAGAAACGCTTTCAAAATGGAACTTATGTGATTTCTTATCCACCTTATGGCTACACCAACGTGGATGGAGAAATGGTCATCATACCAGAGCAGGCTGAAATCGTCAAAGAGATATTCGCAGAGGCTTTGGTGGGGAAAGGTACATATACCATTGCAGCCGCTTTGAATAAAAGAGGCGTTCCCACCAAGAAAGGAGGTAAGTGGTATGCTGAAACAGTGGCTAGATTAATTGGCAACGAGAAATATACAGGAGATGCGCTTTTCCAAAAAACGTATACGGATGGTAGTTTTAACCGCCATGTTAATTATGGAGAGCAGGATATGTATCTTGTAAAAGAGCATCATGAGCCTATCATCATACATGAGGATTTTGAAAAAGCCAATGCAGTGCTAGAACAGCGCAGCAAAGAAAAAGGAATTGAAAAATGCAGTGCCAAATATCAAAATCGATATGCCTTTTCCGGTATGATAAAATGTGCAGAATGCGGCAGTAGTTTTAAACGCAGAATGCGGTATCAGACCAAGGGTACATACGTTGTTTGGTGTTGTTCCAACCACATTAAAAATATAAAGGAATGTTCCATGGAATACATCACTGACGAAATGGTGAAAAAAGCATTTGTAACCATGATGAATAAGTTGTTTTTTGGGCACCAGATTATATTAAAGCCTTTAATGAAAAGTTTACAAAGTATGAATGATAAAGATAAATTTTTTGAAATACAGGAGATTGAATCACGAATTGGGAAAAATACAGAACAGCGTCAAGTATTAACCAGCCTTATGGCAAGTAAATACCTTGAGCCTGTTCTTTTTAATAAGGAGAATAACAAATTAACCATGGAGGCAGAGATGCTCCGAAAGGAAAAAGATAATCTGATGCTTTCCATGGGTGGAGATAGAACCAAGGCAGAAGAATTGCAGAAGTTGATAAGGTTTACCGCCAAAGGTGAAATGCTGACACAGTTTGATGATGAAGATTTTCTTACTTACGTGGAGAAAATTACGGTTTTATCAAGTACAGATATCATATTTGAATTGAAATGTGGATTGCAACTAAGGGAAAGGCTGGTGGATTAAATGGGGCATACACCTTATGGATACCACATTGAAAACGGTATAGCAGTTATTGATGAAAAACAGGCAGAACAGGTTAGAGGTTTATTTGAGGGGTATATCTCGGGGTTGGGACTTAAAGATGCGGCTGAAAAGGCAGGACTAAAACTATTCCATGGCAGTGCCGGTAGGATGCTGCGGAATAGAAAATATCTCGGTGATGGGTATTATCCTGCAATCATTGATAGGGTAACTTTCCAAAATGCAGAGGATGAACGCCTAAAAAGAGCAAAAGCACTGGGTAGAGTGTATGAAAAAAGAGAGCTCTTAAAGGCTCAAAACCCCATGACCTTTACCATTCCAAAGGTTCAGGAGAAATATACAAATCCCTTTCAACAGGCAGAGTATGCATATAGTCTAATCGAATGCGAGGTGTAAAACATGAATGCAACTAAAAATGTTACGGTCATTCCCGCACGAAAGCGTGTGGGTAATACGATACAATTAGAAGAAAAACCAAAGCTTAGGGTCGCTGCCTACTGCCGTGTTTCTACGGATAGTGAGGAGCAGGCTACCAGCTATGAAGCGCAGGTGGAGCATTATACCCAGTTTATACAGAAAAATAATGAGTGGGAAATGGCGGGCATATTTGCCGATGATGGCATCAGTGGTACCAATACCAAAAAGCGTGAGGAATTCAACCGCATGATTGCAGAGTGCATGAAAGGCAATATCGATATGATTATCACTAAGTCCATCAGCCGCTTTGCAAGAAATACATTGGATTGTTTGAAATACATCCGTCAACTAAAGGATAAAAACACCTCTGTTTTCTTCGAAAAAGAAGGGATAAATACCATGGACTCTAAAGGTGAGGTGCTGCTTACCATCATGGCAAGTTTGGCACAGCAAGAAAGTCAGTCACTTAGTCAGAATGTAAAGCTGGGATTGCAGTACCGCTATCAAAACGGAGAGGTTCAGGTTAACCACAATCGTTTTCTTGGCTATACCAAGGATGAAAATAAAAACCTGGTGATTGTTCCAGAGGAGGCGGAAGTGGTAAAACGCATCTATCGTGAATATCTGGAAGGAGCAAGTCTGACCCAGATTGCTAGGAGCCTTGAAAAAGATAGTATCCTAACGGCTGCCAATAAGCCTAAGTGGAGGCCGGAAACATTGAAGAAAATCCTGCAAAACGAGAAGTACATTGGGGATGCTCTTTTGCAAAAAACCTACACCGTGGACTTCCTTACAAAAAAGCGAGTGAAGAATAACGGCATTGTACCCCAGTACTATGTGGAAAATAGCCATGAGCCCATTATCCCCAAAGACTTATATATGCAGGTACAGGAGGAGATGGTCCGGCGCGGAAGTTTGAGCAGTGGCAATAAGAAACGGGTTTATAGCAGTAAATATGCTTTGTCGGGGATTGTGTACTGCGGTAATTGCGGAGATATTTACCGTAGGATTGCGTGGAACAATAGGGGGAAGCGCTCCATCGTTTGGCGGTGTGTAAGCAGAGTGGAACATGGCCCTAGTAAGTGTGATGCACCGACAATTTTGGAAACAGACTTGCAAGCAGCAGTTGTCAAAGCCATCAATCTGGTTTTGGGCAACAGGGATAGAGTGCTAAGGGTTTTACAGGAGAATATTGAAACTGTTTTACAACAGGAGGATGAATCTACGATAGTTGGTATTGATACCAAACTGGAGGAACTGCAAAGGGAACTGCTAAAAAGGGCAAATGAAAAAGTGGAGTATGATGATATTGCGGTTGAGATAAACCGTCTGAGGGAACTCAAGCAGAATGCGTTAGGTGAGAGTGCCCAGCGTGAGGGATTGAAACAGAGAATTGCTGAAATGACGGAATTTTTGAATGAGCAGACTGGTATAGTAGAAGAATACGACAAACAGCTAGTTAGGCAACTAATTGAGAAGGTTACAGTATTTGAGGGGAAATTTTTAGTGGAGTTTAAATCCGACGTGAGCGTGAAAATAGAAAAGTGAAGATTTCGCACAGGAGGAATACCCCTAGAGATTTTGTGGATATGAGCTTTTACTCACATAGTGGTATGAATTGGGATTATATTAGGCACAAGTTATTTCCTTGCGCCTGGATATAATTAAACGCTAAGAGTAAGGAGTTCTTTAATGATTATAATTTTCCAACGCATTATTCCTTCTTTGTGGGCAAAACAACTCTCAGCGTAAATATCCCATCATCTGCCTTAAAGGTGCAAAAGCCGTTTCGCTTTTGTGCAATCGAGAGCACACTTCGACAACCGTAGCCATGCCCCTCATCTTTGGATGCAGGGATACCATTTTGCATGTGCAATTCTCCTATATATGCATTTTCTATTTCAATCAGCAGTAAATTTCGTTCCATACTGCAGTCCAAAAATATTTTTTTTAAAGATATATCCGTTACTTCACTTACAGCATGAAGTGCATTTTCCAGCCCGTTGGAGAGTACCGCGCAAAGCTCCGTATCGGGAAAATTTAGATTTTTTGGGAGCTGTGCTTTTACTGATAAGGTGATATTTTCCTTTTCGGCTTTCTCAGCAAAGGAAGAAACAATCATATTCACTGTTTCATTTTCGCAAAAACGCATGGGTGTAATGGCTTTTAGTTCCTGCTCTGTATGGGAAAGATAGGCCTTAATTTTATCCAACTCTCCACTTTCAGCAAGATTTTCGATGAGAGATAAATGATGCCGCATATCGTGACGATAGATGGCTGCTTGCTCAGCTGTGTGATAAAGCTCTTCCATTTTTTGCTTCGCCGTCATAAGCTGAACTGTCATTATGTTTTTTTCATATTGTAGTTCATTGATTTCTTTTGCACGGCGAAATACATTCATTAGAAGAAAAAAGGCAGCCAATGTACTTAGAGAGATCAGTGTTCTAAATGTCATGTTTTGCTCGTTTATCGTATAGCCGCCTGTGGCTAGAATCATAAGGTTATAAAGCAGTGGTACGGCGCAAAAGCCTAAAATATCTCGTGCGCCAAAGACATTGAGAAAATAGTCAAAGCTTGGCTTCATGTGCCGCCAGATGATAAATAGCATTGCCACATCAACAGTAAAAATAGTAATCAATTGTATTGCTGGAGACAAGTATAAAATATGATTAAAAATTCTTGATATGGTCGTACCCAGTGAAGAAAGAAATATGGTTGTTAACACGACAAAAACAGGCTTAATAAAGCCCTGCTTAGACACTGCCCAGAATAAAATGAGTGTGGGCAGCTGCGCAAAAAACAAATAAAGCTTTGCATAGGTTTTTGGGCCTACCAAAAATAATGCAAAAATCTGCATTAACAAGATGCTCCCTATTCCTGCAAAAAAGCAGATACGCCGTTTGATGGATAGCTTAGAGGGGATAACATCAAGAAGTATTGCCATAATAACCAGCGCATTTGTAATAATGATTAAGGACAAAATCACGGTAAATTGCATCTTTAGCTCTCCTTTTTGGAAAATAGCTGCTCGATATAGGCGTCTCGCACCTTGGCAAAATTTTGTCGAGATATTGGCACCTTTTTCCCTGAAAGGGTAATGGCCTCGCTTCCTGTCAACTCTCCAATCTGCAAAAGATTGACAATATAGGAACGGTGTGCACGCACAAATTGGGGGCGGGAGAGCAAAATGGATTCAAACTCTGCAAGGGAGGCTGCTGCCTCGCGCACACTGCCATCTGACAGGTGAAAATACACCCGTTTGTTCACAACCTCTACATAAGCAAGGTCAGAAAATAATATGCGGGCCATACCGTTTTTCGTTTTTACCCCAAGGAAATCTTGGGGTTTTTGTGTCTTTGCAATAAGCATATCCAGTAAGGGGAATATGTTCGCTGTCTTTGCAGGCTTTAGCAAATAGTCCTGCGCCTTATATCGATAGCTTTGTACTGCAAACTCGGGGGAGGAGGTCAAAAATACAATACTTGTATCTTCGTCAAAGCCTCTGATTTCCTGTGCGGTTTCCATACCGTTTACCCCAGGCATTATAATATCCAAAAGGTATAGGTCGTACTTGCCAGCTTTGGCAGTGGAAAGCAGCTCAGTAGCACTAGCAAAGGCCTCGTAGGAAATAGATGCTTTTCGCTCCTGTTTATATGTATCTAAAATAGACGAGATACGCAAAAGCTCGTCCTTGTCGTCGTCACAAATGGCAATATGCAAATTCAATACACCTCCGAGATAGGATAATATAGTCATTCAATTATAACACAAAAACTATATTTTTCGACACTATGTTTTCCACTTGCACCGAAAAATACTACCACTTACGCCAAATGCAACTTTTTTTCTGAGGATTTGTTAGGATTAAGCTGAATGAGTATATAGAAAAATTGATATAGAAAAAAAGGGGGCATAAACTTGACCACTGTGATTGCCAGTTTTATAGCCATAGACAGCACCACGGCGTTGATTGCCCGGTGGTTTTGGTTGGTGTGGCGAGAACTAAATGCAAAACAAAAGGCGGTGGATGCAGCCAAGTGTCAATTCTCGGCAAGCCGTCAGGAATATCTGCGTTTGCGCGACGGCCCAGAGGAGGATAACGCAAGGGGAATACTGGAAAGAAGTCAAAGCATATATAAACAATCTTTAAGACTTTATAACGAAGCCCAGCAAAAACCTTTGCGGATTGTTCCGGCATTTTTTCTGGGCTTTGGGCAAAAAAACGAGGATGAGAAAACAGAAAAAACCAAGGGGGCGGAAAAACAAGTGATTTAAAATCAAGTATTATGTGTAGCGTTTCGTTGTGTATGGCGTTTACAATGCTCGATAGCTGGCAGACTGATTTAACGATAACAGGGAAAACAATGGAATGAGGGCAAGGGGAGATGTTTTTTTGCCTTCACAAAAAAGGAGGAATGAATTTCATGAGAAAGAAAATACTTGGAATGCTTCTTGTAGTGTGTATGGTGTTTACCATGTTGCCAGCAACGGCATTTGCTTTTGAAAGTTATAACGTTTGGGTGGGCGGCACGCAGGTAACCTCTGTGAACGACAGCGGTGTGGGCTGGAGCTACACCCCTGCCGATGGGGAGACACCCCAAACCCTCACCCTTACCAATGCTAACATCACAACGTGGGGTTCATTTGTTGATAAACCAGTCGCTGACATGACCAGCCTTTTTGGAATATACGCACAAGAAGCCCTGAATATCGTGCTTATTGGAGACAATACCGTTGATATTTCTTCGTCAAGCACAACAACAGGCTACAACAGCGCTGTATATGTGGCTGGCAACATAGTGATAACCGGAAGTGGTTCGCTGACCGCAAAAGGCGGCAGTATCAATAGTACTACCAATTATCAAAGCAGTGGAATATATTCTTACCGCACTACTATAGATAGTGCTGCTACGGTAACCGCCATAGCTGGAGCAACCCAAGGAACCGCGTTTGGCACTGGTTTTTATGGAAATTTAACAATTAATAACGGAGGAACTATGATAGCCGCTGCAGAGGTATCTGTGTATTGCAGTTATGGTGCACATGTATTTGAATGTGTTATAAATGATGGCACATTAACAGCTACGGGGGGAGCTGCACCTTTTAGCTATGGGTTAAGGATTAATAATAGCGTTACCATCAATGGAGGGACGGTAACCGCCAACGGCAGTTCGGTGGAAGAAGGTGGCATTTCTCGGGCTATGGACAAAGTGCCCTCCTTCAGTGCTAGCTATACTCCACAGGTAACGGCGGGGGAAAGCAGCACAAATAATGCCATTGTTGCATCGCCAAATAGTACTACCTATATGAACAATAAATATGTGAAAATTGAACCAGGAACCCCAGCTGTTGCCACTATCGAAGAAACAAGCCAAGGCTACGAAACCCTGCAAGCAGCGGTGGATGCGGTTGAAAATGAGCAGACCATAAAGCTTTTGGAGGACGTTGACCTTACAACGTCTGTTACCACAAAAGCAGTGGATTTCACTTTGGACTTAAATGGTAAAACGATTACCGATACTGCCAGCTATGCGGCAATCAGTCACAGTGCAGCACGCACGCTAACCATAAAAGACAGCGGCGGCGGCGGCAGCATTATTGGTTCTTTTAATATAAGTGCTGGTGGTGCGAGAGCTTTATTTGTAAATCATTCAAATGCGAACCTCATCATTGATGGAGGAAGCTTTATTGGTGGTAGGTTTACCAACAACAACGGTAGTGGTGGTTATGCCATACAAGTTGTTGCGGGCAACCTTACTGTAAACAATGGTACGATTACCGGCGGTAGTGGCGCTGACGGGAGTGATTACAACGGTAGTGGAATAAGTATAACTTCGGGTATTCTTACAGTAAATAATGGAACGATTACGGGTGGTAGCGGCTACCGGTATGGTGGCATAGGGATTAGTGCTTATGCTGCTGGTGCCACCGTTATAGTAAATAATGGAACGATTACGGGCGGTGAGGGCATCTTTAAGCATGGTTGTGCTATGTCGGTTGGTTCAAATAGCGTTACTTTAAACGGAGGTACGCTAAAGAGTGGCAACTCTGGAAGGGCTATCGACCCGAGTGGTGTTGATGCACCTCAAAGTGAGGCTTCCACATTACTTGGCAGCGGAAAGTCATTTTTATCCTCTGCAGATGACACAAGCTATGATACCCTTGTGGAACCATCAACCATATTAGAAGATCTTACCCAGTGCTATTTACAGGTGAATAATACACCTGCCAGCTATACCGTAACCTATGATAATAACAGTGGCACAGGCACGATGAGCACAGGCACAGCATTGGAAGATATAGCCTTCACCTTGCCAAGCTGTACCCTCACTCCGCCTGTGGGTAAGCAGTTTAAGGAATGGGCGATAGGAAGTGCAGATGGCACGAAGGTGGCAGCAGGGGGTACACATACCTTTACTGAGGACACAACGGTGTATGCAGTTTGGGAAAATCAACCATTTACGGGCATAGTGACAATCAGCGGCACTTTAAAATTTAATGAACTTCTTACGGCAACGCTAAGTGGTGACAACAACACAGGCACGCTGTCCTATCAGTGGAAGCGTGGCGCCACGAATTTGGGCACAGATGCAACCTACACCACAGTTCAGGAAGATATTGGCAACACCATCACCTGTGAAGTAACAAGCGATGCTCAAACAGGTGCAATCAGCGGCAGTACAACTGGGACGATTGCAAAAGCAGATGGCTTAGCGGTAAGCGGTGTTTCTGTAACAAACTGCACGACGGCAGACAACAACGATGGCACACTCATTGGTGTGACCACTGATATGCAATATAAAATGTCAAGTGATGCAGACTGGACAGATGGCACTGGCAGCACAATCACGGGGCTAAGTAACGGCGAGTATAAGGTGCGTGTGAAAGAAACTGAAACCCATAACCCAGGCGCTGAAAGCACCTTTACCATTGGGGCATACAGCCCAACGCCAACCTATGGAATCAGCTTGGATAAAACAGGTACCCACATCTTTGCTGGGGCAATTGTGGGCTATGGGGAACAAGGCGCACTCACTGTGCAGGTAAGTAACACTGGAAATCAGCCTACTGGCGCATTGACCGTAGCACTTTCTGGTGCAAACAGCGGCAGTTTTACCCTGAATAAAACAAGTATTGATAGCATTGCAGCAAGCGGCAATGATACCTTTAGCGTAAAACCAAGCACAGGCCTTGCTGGGGGTGTTTATACTGCAACGGTAACCGTGGAAAAGGCGAGCGGTAACGCAAGCGACATCACTGCGCAAAGCTTTGATATAAGCTTTACTGTAACAGGTGCCTGCATCATTACTTTTGATGCAAACAGCGGCACGGTTACCCCTACCACTACAGCAACAAGCTTAGAGGGCAAGCTTGCAAGTCTGCCTACGCCCACAAGAAGCGGCAGCTATCGTTATGATGGTTGGTTTACAGCGCTAAGCGGCGGCACACAGGTGACCACTGATACTGTTTTTACAGGCAATGACACCATTTATGCCCGCTGGACATATTTAGGCGGTGGTAGTTCCGGCGGCGGCGGAAGTAATAGCAATAACATTATTAATAACAATGACAGTGCTTCCAAAATTATTGTAATTACGCCTCCAGCAGAACAACCAAGCACTCCAACGCAGGGGGAAATCATATTAAGTGGCAAGGTTGACCAAAATAATCATGTCACCATAACCATAACTGATAAGAATGTTACGGATGTCTTTAATAAGGCCATTGCCGATGCAAAGAAAAATGGCAACGAGGAAAATGGAATTACCCTTGTGCTGAGTGTAGATACAGGCAATCAAACGGCGAACACTATGACCGTTAATTTGCCAAAGGCAGTGCAGGATGCTATCATCAGCAAAAAAATTGTCAGCACAGTTGTCATGGTTGATAGTCCTGATATTTTAATCGGTATGGATTTAACTGCTGTGGAAGAAATCAATAAACAGGCAAAAACAGATGTGAATCTTACGGCTGCAAAGGCAGATAATAAAGGGCTGACGGATGAAGCAAAAGAGGCAGTTGGCTCTCGTCCTGTCTTTGTCCTCAAGGTAAATTACGGCAGCGGTAGACAGGTGGAAAATTTCGGTGAAGGCAGCATAACGGTGGAAATTCCATATACGCTTGGCGAAAATGAAGAAGCAGACAATATTTGTGCGGTTTATATAGACGATAACGGCAAGGTGGAGTGGCTGACTGACTCTGTCTATGATAGGACAAAAAAGGTGGTTCGCTTTAGCACAAAACACTTCTCTACCTACGGCATAGGTTATAAACAGACAAATTCGGAGTTTACTGATATTACAAACCATTGGGCGAAGGAAAGCATTGCGTTTGCAGTAAGCCGTGGATTGTTCAGCGGCACTTCTGCTTCTACTTTTAGCCCAGATTCATCCATGACGAGAGGTATGTTTGTAACCGCCCTTGGGAGAATGGCGGAGGTGGACACAGAGAAATACACCAATACCAGCTTTAGCGATGTGAAAAATGATGCTTACTATATGCCATATATTGAGTGGGCAAGTAAGAATAATATTGTAACTGGCATGGAAGATGGAAAGTTTGCGCCTGACCAGTCAATTACCCGTGAGCAGATGGCGGTTATTTTGAATAACTACACCAAGGTTATGGGGGTTGCATTGCCAAAGGTGAACGAAGTGAGCACCTTTGCCGATAATGCTAAGATTGGCACATGGGCAAAAGATGCTGTGGAAAAAGTACAGCTGGCAGGCATTATCAGCGGGAAGAGTAACAATGTATTTGACCCCCAGGGTATGGCAACCAGAGCTGAGGTTTCTGCTATGCTCAAGCGTTTTATGGAACTTGCCATTGATACTGAAACAGCACAGGAATGATGCGAAAGCGCTAGGATAAATGAACTTACCAAGAGAAAAGAAAGGCCGTACTAGGTAAAAAATATGTGGAATCAATATAATGAAATAGCAGAGATTCCAAGGAGTTAAAATGCATTTTCATCAAGTTGAGAAAGGCAATGAGTTGTGAAGAATTGAGTATAAATTCAGTATAGTCCGATTTACACGTTTCACAAAAGTCCATCATTGGCGTTATTCAACGAGGTAAGGCTGAAAATATTAATAAACAAAGCCTGAACAGTTACAATCAAAACAAAAAAATGCAGTGCCACTACTTGAAAATAAGTTGTTGGCGCTGTTTTTTGGTAAATTTTTATGTTGTACAGAAATAATGATGCTTCAAAATTACTGCAGATCTAACTTTTAAATGTCAAGTTGACACTGTATGTATCGATAATAGTGGCGCTTACTTTGCACTTGGCCATGAATTTGGTATTAAATCATATTTTTAGAACTTTCCAAACTCTCAATTTTTATAATACGTTTATTATTTTAAAAGTAAGCTTAAAAGGCTTCGTTTCTTCAACCCATCTATTGTTTTTGGGTTTAACAAATGTTAAGATAAAAGCGCTTTGATTATTTGCTTTATTCGGAAAAAGTAAGTAAATTACCGTTGACCAGTTTCCTACAACGGACAAAGGCATAAAACATCAATGCTATCCTCTCAATCCACGTTGAGACGGTAGTATTGATGTCAAGGGTGGATAAGTAAGCGTGTAATAAGATAAGTAAATAAAGGCTTTCCGTGATTTGAGATCTGGTTCTAAGCCGGAAGGATAATCACGGATTTTTGCTTTGAGGGAAGTTATCCAAGAATGATGAAATAAAAAAATATCAGCCGTAATAATTGTTGATGTGGTGAGTTGATAAGATGATTGGCAAAACAATGGTGAGTTGATAAGATGGTTGGCTGTCTGTTATTATCATTTATTACTGATTTCTATTAATAACTGACCCTTAATAATTGACTTAATATTTCTCTTAAAAAGGCTTTCTTAAAAGCTTCATATATGCTATAATAAAGCTATATAAATGGATAGGAGGTATTGTTGTGGATTTATGTGAAACAATAAAAAATATAAGACGAAAATGTCTTTTAAGTCAGACGGATTTTGCTCATGCATTAGGTGTTTCATTTTCTACAGTAAATCGTTGGGAAAATGGAAAAGCAACTCCCAATTATCAAGCATTGCAGAAAATAAAAGAGTTCTGTAACATAAACAACTTGCCTTTTGATGTTGATAGAAAAGTTTGGGAGGAAAAAGAGTGAAGATTATTAGTTTATTTAGTGGTTGCGGTGGTTTAGATTTAGGATTTGAACGGGCAGGATTTGAAATCCCTGTTGCTAACGATTTTGATAAAACTATTTGGAGTACCTACAAGGTTAATCATCCTAATACTAAGTTAATAGAGGGTGACATTCGTCAAGTTACCAAAGTTGATATGGAAAAATACTTAAACGGAGATATTGATGGAATAATTGGAGGTCCTCCCTGTCAATCATGGTCAGAGGCAGGCTCTCTTAAAGGAATTAAGGATGAGAGAGGTCAACTTTTCTTTGACTATATTAGAATATTAAAAGAGTTCAGACCAAAATTTTTTCTAGCAGAGAATGTAAGTGGCATGCTTGCGAATAGACATTCAGATGCAGTACAAAACATTCTAAAAATGTTTGAAGACGCTGGGTATAATGTATCTTTAACAATGGTTAATGCTAAGGATTATGGTGTTGCACAAGAGCGAAAGAGAGTTTTCTATATAGGATTTAGAAAAGATTTAAATATCAAGTTTGATTTTCCAGAGGGGTCAACCGTTTCGGATGATAAGAAAATTACGCTTAGAGATATTATCTGGGATTTACAGGATACTGCAGTTCCTGCCGCAGATAAAAACAAGCATAATCCTAATGCAAAAAACAATAATGAATTCTTTACAGGAGCTTTCTCGCCAATTTTTATGAGCCGAAATAGGGTAAAGTCTTGGGACGAGCAAGCTTATACCGTACAAGCCTCAGGAAGACAATGCCAGTTGCATCCACAAGCACCGAAAATGGTAAAGGTAGGAAAGAATGACTGTAGATTTGTTGAAGGCAAAGAGTCACTGTATAGAAGAATGACAGTAAGAGAAATTGCTAGAGTCCAAGGTTTTCCAGATGATTTTCAGTTTATATATACTGATGTTAATAATGCATACAAGATGATCGGTAATGCTGTTCCAGTTAATCTTGCTTATGAGATTGCAGTGGCAATTAAAGAAGTTCTTAAGTAACTAAAAAAGATGGTGCCTAAGTTTTGATAGGCACCATCTTTTTTTAGCCAAATATTATATTACTATTCTCTACATTATATGAATTTAAGTCATTTGTTGTTTCCACACCGAGAGCATCTAACGCGGATTTTAATCTTGCGAAAGCATAATTACCACCTTGCTTCAATGGAGTATCGAAATTAAGATTATATGCCAATTTTCCTTCTCTTACAAACCAATCAACATAAACAGCGAGAGGTCTATTACCGTCATATTTTTTCTTAAAAGTTCTATAGTTTAAGGCTTTACATGCAAAATATACATTGGGGTTTAATTCAACATAATCCTCTACGGTTATTAGTGAATCAATTACCTGTTGGACACTGCCAAATGCTTTATTTTCAAAAAGAATATAGTTTGAAATTCCACTGTTGGGAACTATGATACGATTGACTGTTGAATCCTTTTTATCACCCGCGAGATTAGTACCTGCATAAACATCAATAACTTGTTCTCTTGAGAGGTCTATGACACCGCTTAACTGACCGCTTAGGACATTTAGAAGTTCAAACTTCCAGCCTAATGTAATTGCTCCCGCATCAGTTCTTCCAAACTTTTCTCTATAAATTAACGGTCTTGAAAGAAAAGCATCCTTAATATTAGATGTTGCCATTGCGATAATATTATCCCATTCGCTTCCAAGTAATTGTTCGGCGCGTTCTGCATTAGTCTTATTTTCTAGAAAATCAGCGTTAATCTTTTTGAATGAAATCTTAAATTCTTTATTTGTATTAATGGAGCTCTTTGCTCCTATATAGATATCTGTTTTGGGTTCACCTTTACTACAAGTGGGTTTACCAGAAACAGTAACAACATATTCAATGTCATCAAATATAAAACGTGTTCCAATTTTAAACATATCGAGTATACGATGCTCAGCAGCACCAAATGTCATTGTCAAAACCCATACCTCCTCTTATCTTATTATTCTATATAGTATTTTCATCATGAACAGTTTCTACCATGTCGTGTAAATCGCAGTTCAACGCATTGCATATTCTAATTAGTACATCAGTGTTAACATTCTGACCTTTGCCTAACTTAGCAATTGAGGCAGAGCTTAGACCTGTGATTTTTCGAAGATCCTGCTTAGTCATTCCTCTATCTATCAACAGTTTCCATAATCGGTTGTAGCTTAGACTGATACCCATAATTCTCACTCCTTGATATTCCATGAGCGTCCAAATAGTTCATCGCCATTTTCGTTAAGGCGAATGACAGCAGTACTATTAAGAATTTGACTAGTTTCCTCAGAGTAAGATTCGCCTTTGTCAAAAGCAATGAATATTTGCTTGTCAAACTCTGTGTATAGCTGAATAATCTTATTGAGCGGTTCGTCACCAATGTTTTTAAATAGAAGAGAGTCATGTGCCAATGCAGGCAACATAGTTGTTTCTAAAACACTGAGGTCAAATACAATAAGACTCTTATATGAAGTTCCTGTACCACTATCATCAGGTGTATAGAATTCATAAGTTGTACCACTGTCTAAATCTAGCACAGGAGCTTTTCTTTTTTTCTCGTAGATTCTATCGTTAAATCGCACCATTTGCTCATTGATGCTGCTCTCAATCCTACGCAATTCAGCTTCTTCAACTTTCTGAAGTTGTTCTTTGACACCCTTCTTTGAAACATTTAATTCCTCAACCAAAATATAATCCCGGTTTTGCGCTTCAAGTCTTTCTATAGCAAGATTTAACTCTTTGTATTTATTCAGGTAAGTAGTTGAATAGTTTGCTGGCTCTCCATGCTTAGAAAGCTGATTTTTCAGGCTATCAATTTCATGATTTAACCGTTCAAGATTTTTGCTCAACTCTTTTCTCTGTTGCTCATATTCAGCCATCAGTATTTCACTTAATTTTTCATGAAAAGATTCGATTTCAGATATTTTGCGAATATTAACCCCGGGAAAGAACTGCTCTAACTCTTCATAAGGACCATGATGAACTTCCGGATTTGAAGAGAGATTGTCTTCAACAAGACTTAACTGTGTTTTAGTTGACGTTCTGTTTCTCATCAAAATGTTTAATTGAGTCTTGATTTGACTTATCTGATCTGCCTGTTTCAAATCAAGGTCTACATATTTGGAGTTATTAGAGACAGTGTGATCTCTCAAGTCATCTTTGAGTTTTTCTAACTCATTAAGATTTTCGTTATAACGCTTCTTTGTTGTGATAGAGCCGTACGAGATAACATCTTGTTTCTTTGCTTTCTTGAGGGCATCAAGTTTGTCAGATACTTTTTTAAATTCTGTTCTATATGACTCAATAACCTCAAATGAGTTAAATAACTTTTCTAATGCAGTAATTGCGGCTACATTTTTTTCTCTTGGATCACTATGTAGGGGTTTCTTTTCGTCATGGTTGTTCTTTCCATAGATTCTAAAGTAGCGACTAATTAGCTCTCTAAATGAACTTCCATAAAAATTAACTCCATACTGTTCTTGTAAAAAAGACAAAAAGTCCTTAATGTTAATTTCCTCAATAAAATTAAATTGCTCATCACATTTATTAATTGTAGTTCTCTGCGTGGTACTTCTAGAAAAAAAGTAAGATGTACCATTGAACTCAAATTCGAAATTAATTGTATGAAGTCCCACTTGGTTTACAGCATCGCTATCAAGGTAGGAGTTTCCGCCGTATGCAAAGTCAATAATAAGTAGCAAAGTTGATTTGCCGATGGAGTTATTAGCATTCACACCTCCAAGAATCGTATTAAGCCCCTTCTTAAACTCTATTGGTGGACGCACTTGCCCTTTGGAAATAAATTTATCGCACTGAATCTTCTTCAACATAGACAATCACGCCCCTTTCTTCATCGAGTTCGATTTTTCTTAATGCATAAAGACAGCATAACGTTTCTGTATAATCTTCTATATCTAAAAACAGTCTTTTGTTTGTGTTATATAATTCCTCTACCGAGTAAGGTCTATTATTCAAGCACTTTATAAGTACTGGAAATTTAGCCAGGGTACTTTCTTTATAGCTAAACAGTTTGTTTGGAAGGAGCATCGAATACCTCACATTTCTGTACAAAAAACGAAATAACTATCTCACAGGCTACTCTTGGCTTTTTTGTGATTCCCATAAGCCACTCAACGAGGGAATTAAAAATTTCGTCTTGCACACTTGTTTTTTCTAATGCTGTGACATACGCAAGTCTTATTTGCGAGGACAACACATTGTAATTCATTTTCTTTTCTCTAGACAAAGATTTAAACTGTGTTTCAATAAACGGATAATACTGAGTCACATTAAAAATGTTAGTTCTTAATAAGAGGTAATTATTCTTATAAATCTTATCTCTTACGGATTGTGGTTCATAATTTAACTTGGTGATTTCATTTGGATCAGTTACATAAAGAACTTCCAAAACTTCCGATATGGCTTCTTCAACTTTTATATCTGTAAGTGACTTCTGAGCTAATAAAAGTTCATACATAGATATCTTTAAATCCTGCAACTCGATTTGTTCTTCTTCTGTATGAGATAGTAAATATTTTGCTGCACATTCTGGACAAAGAGCAATTAAATTTTCGCTATGCTCTCCACTTTCACTATCTATCATAATCACGTCAAAATATGCTTGTGTTGCTTCGTTGTTACTCAATAAGAGGGGTTTACCACACCCCTTAAAAGGGCAATTTCCCTTGTTTTCTACTAACAATTGATTTCCATATCTATGTCTTAAATAATACTTTGAAGGCATTAAGGACTTTTGCACATCAGTGTTTTCACCAGCAGCTTTATAAAGGATTTCTAAGAAAATTTTTCCTGCAACTGTGCCCACTACATCAGGAGTTACTGTTGAATCATACGGTTTAAAACTATCTGATAGTCTTTCAATTACAACCTCATCGTTTGAATTCACCGAATCAACAAAATTTTGAAATTCAATCTCTGCGATTATTCCTCTAGCATATTCAGGAGACAGAGGTCTTTTTCCATTTGCATAAGATTTCAAAGTGTCATCTGACTGATCTTGAGAAGGGTCAACATCGCTATCAGTTTTAGTAATCATAGCTATTAGGTTTCGCACCAACTTAGCATTTGCTCTTTCTTTACCTAGTACAGGTTTCATTAGATTGAAGAAATCATTAAATTCCATTACGTTAACTCCTTTCAAGATAGTTGTCCCACTTTGTACCCATCTTCGACCTGGAACGTACCCAGTTCGAAAGGTGGGTTTTTATATTATGTAGATAGGATTTAAACCAGCATCATTTAGTTAAGGCATAACAAAGATATTCTATCATGTATCTTTGCGAAAATCTACATTATATTTACGAAAATGAATGCATGAATCCAAAAAATGAAAGGAGGGAACGTAAATGGCAAAACGTAATTCGAAGCAAACATCAAAAAGAGTTGCATCAAAAGCAAGCAAAATTCTTAGCGATGGACGTTACAGCAAGAAAGCCAAATCGGTTGCAGGCAGTGCTTTAAGTCAAACAAGACCATGCAAGAAGAAGTAAACATTATCCAAATTGATAGGTAGAGACAGATTTGAATAATCAGCCTACCTATCCTCCCTAAGGGAGTTATTTACCAGAGCGGTTATCGCTCAAAAATCAATCTCAAAGTCCCTAGTGCGCATACGGACGGCGGGATGCATAAGAGTTCAGAACACAGTGATAAAGACTGTGTTTGGAATGAAGATGCACCCACCGTTATTTCGTGTGCCCTTTTTTAGGACATGCGAAGTCTGTGGTCATCTTCACCGCAGGCTCTTTTTGTATTCCGCCGCCCAATGACTAGGCGGAAAGGAATACTTTATGAAGATTCGAGTTTTATATGAAGACAACATCAAAAACGGTCACAAGAACTACACCACAATTGAAATTCCAGATGGAGATTACAGCGTCATGCTGGATATCGACTATGAGCAACGTCTTGCAGAAGCAAAGCCTGAAAAGAAGGAAGAGGTGAAACGCTGCGAGACTCTACAAGAAATGTTCGACCTCATGAACAACAAGGAATATAACCATTGGCGTCGCTACCATAGGCATCTTGGTAATCCAAAGACACCTTATCGAAAAGATGATGAAGTTGAAATAGATGTCATGGATACTTTCGCTGATAATTCTCAGGAGATAGAACAGAGTCTCCAAGATGAGTACGAATCTGTCTGCAAATGGATACGTACCGCTCTTGGTAAAAAACAGGACTGGGCAGATATGTTCATTGCAGTACGAATTGACGGTATGTCGATTCGAGAATATGCCAGTTCCATCGGTGTAAGTGAAAACAACATTACCCAGAAGTTAAAGCGAGCTACACAAAAATTAAGAAAAGAAATTGAAAACCGTCAGATTTGACCTTCTCCCAAGGCTACTAGGTAGGAGGTTAAGACCTCCAAAAAATACAAGGAGGTAATTCGAATGGAATTACAAGTTTACAAAAATGCAGAGTTTGGCTCTGTACGTACTACAACGCTTGGCGGTCAACCTTATTTTGTGGGTAAGGATGTAGCTGGTATTCTTGGTTACTCAAATACTCGAAAAGCTTTAATTGACCATGTTGATGAAGAGGACAAGGATGACGTAACGATTCGTGACGCCATCGGAAGAAATCAAACGATGACTGCTATCAACGAGTCTGGTCTGTATAGTCTCATCCTCTCAAGCAAGATGCCAAATGCTAAAAAGTTCAAACGCTGGGTGACAAGTGAAGTCCTCCCTGCTATTCGCAAACATGGACTTTATGCAACAGACGATTTAATCGCAAATCCAGACCTTGCTATTGCTGCATTTACTGCATTGAAAGAGGAACGAGAAAAGAACAAGGAACTGATGGCGGCCGTTGCGATTGGTCAACAGCAAATCGCTGAGATGAAACCCAAGGCTACTTATTATGATGTGGTTCTTAAATGCAGGGATGCAGTCAATATTTCTGTGATTGCTAAAGATTATGGCTGGAGTGCCATGCGCATGAACGAATACCTTCATGAAAAAGGGATTCAGTTTAAACAAGGCGATATTTGGCTTCTTTATCAAAAGTATGCTCCTAATGGATATACCAAGACTAATACTCACATTTATGAAGATAGTAAGGGTATCCAACATACGAAAGTGCATACCAAGTGGACACAAAAAGGCAGACTCTTTATCTATGAACAGCTAAAGGCGGATGGTATTTATCCGCAGATTGAGATGGAGGTGTGATATGGGAATCAATAAATTCAATGCAGAAGGATATTATGACACAACTCCCCATGAAGCACTTAGCAATATCACCCGTGAGGAAAAGGCAGCAGCAAAAGCTGCCTTTAAGCCCCTTGTCTATATTTGCTCTCCCTTTAGTGGCGATATAGAAAACAACAATAAGCGCACACGATCATTTTGCCGTTTTGCTTTAGATAAGGGCAATATTCCGCTTGCTCCTCACCTTTTATTTCCACAGTTTATGGATGACAGCAATGAGAAAGAACGTGAGCTCGCTATTTTTATGGATATTATCCTGATGGGCAAATGCCAAGAGGTCTGGGTTCTAGGTGATGTGATCTCAAGAGGCATGAGTATTGAAATAGAAAAGGCAAAGAAACGTAGACAACCGGTCAGATATTTCAATAAGGATTTTGAGGAGGTAGAGGCTTTATGAAGATAGCATACGGCAATAGCCGAATGGATAAAAAGTGGAAAAACAGCGATATTAACTGGGAAGATTTCTGTTCCCGTGTTAAGACCACACAGCGTACTACTGAAACCGTAGAAGAATATCGAAAAATGAGAAAAGGTGGCCAAGATTCCATTAAAGATGTGGGAGGTTTTGTAGGCGGTCATTTAAAAGATGGTAGACGTAAAAAAGGGAATGTTCTATCACGATCCATGCTCACCCTTGATATGGATTATGGCACAAGTACTATCTGGGAAGAAATCTCTACCTTCTTCCCTTATCAGTGTTGTATTTATTCTACTCATAAGCATACTCCAGAACATCCAAGACTAAGACTGATTATTCCTCTCTTTCGTGATTTGGGAGAGGAAGAGTATGCAGCCGTTAGTCGCATGGTCGCAAAAGAAATCGGCATCGACCTTTTTGATGATACAACCTATGAACCAGAACGATTAATGTATTGGCCGTCTACCTCTAGAAACGGTGTCTTTGTGTATGAAGAAAAAGACGGTTCTCTCTTAGACCCTGATGTATTTCTAAATAAATACGATGATTGGCGAGATACCAGTACTTGGCCGGTATCCTCTAGGCAGTCAGAAGTCCTTGACCGCTCATTAAAAGAACAAGCCGATCCGCTTTCTAAGGAAGGTGTCATCGGTACTTTTTGCCGTACTTACTCAGTAAGTAGTGCAATCGATAGGTTCTTAAAGGATATATACGAGCCTTCAGTAATGGCTGGTCGCTATGATTATATCCCTGCAGATTCCAGTGCCGGGGTCATACTCTATGATGATAAGTTTTCCTATTCCCATCACGCAACAGATCCTGCAAGTGGGAGACTGCTTAATGCTTTTGACCTTGTTCGCATCCATCGATTTGGTCATTTAGATGATAGGGCAACAGAAAGTACGCCACCAAGTAAACTACCATCCTTTATCAACATGTGTGAATTTGCTATCCAAGACGATGAAGTAAAAGCACAGTTTACGAAAGAGCGGATGGAACAGGCAACAATCGATTTTACTGAAGACAACTGGCAGACAGCCCTTGAATTGGATAAGCAAGGAAAGATTAAGGACACCTTGGATAATATCGTTCTCATCATCCGTAACGATTCAGAACTAGAATCCATTGCTTTTAATAAGCACCGTGATGGAATCGATGCAAGAGAAGGATTGCCTTGGGAGCAAATGAAGGGCGGCTGGAATGATTCAGATAATGCAGCCCTTAAAGTTTATCTGTCTAATAAATATGGCATCTACTCCCCAACCAAAACAAAGGACGCAATACTAGCAGTCGCAGCAGAGCGATCCTATCATCCTATAAAAGAATACCTGGATCATCTACCAGATTGGGATGGAACCGATCGCGTTGAGACCTTACTGATTGATTATTTTAATGCAACAGATAATTCCTATACCAGAGCCGTTACTAGAAAAATGATGGTGGCAGCAGTCGCTAGAATTGTTCAACCTGGTACGAAATTCGACAGCGTTTTAATTCTGAATGGACCACAAGGCATCGGTAAGTCTACCTTCTTTGCAAAGCTTGCAGGCGATTGGTTTTCCGATAGTTTAACCCTCACCGATATGAAAGACAAAGCAGGCCCTGAGAAACTTCAAGGGTATTGGATCTTAGAACTGGGTGAACTAGCTGGCATGCGAAAAACCGATGTAGAAGTCGTGAAATCCTTTATTTCAAGATCCGATGATAAATACCGTGCCAGTTATGGGGTGAATGTTGAAAGCCATCCTCGTCAATGTATCATTGTCGGCTCTACCAATGCAGAAAGTGGATTTTTGCGAGACATCACGGGTAACCGAAGATTCTGGCCAGTGCGTATTAGTGGTGATGGTAAAAGAAAAGCATGGCAGATGTCCGTATACGATGTAGAGCAGATTTGGGCAGAAACTTTGGTGCTTTATGCCAAAGGTGAAAAGCTCTATTTAGAGGGCAGTGATGTAGAGTTGGCAACGAATGAGCAGGCAGATGCCATGGAAAGTGATGAGCGAGAAGGCCTTGTTCGCAGCTATCTCGATACGCTTTTACCCGATGATTGGAATGCCCTGTCCTTATACGAGCGAAGAAACTACCTAAACGGTAGTGAATTTGGTGGGGAATCCCGTGTCGGTACGGTTGAACGTACGCTTGTTTGTAATATGGAAATTTGGTGTGAATGCTTTGGAAGGGATGCCTCCGCCATGAAACCTGCAGACTCTTATGCCATTGCAGGCATTATGAAAAAGATTAATGGGTGGAACAAGTACCAAGGGAACAAGAATGGAACAAGTAATTTTCCCATTTACGGTAGACAACGTTGTTACGAGAAGAATGAGTAAGGTCGTTCATTGTTCCTTAGTTGTTCCTTATGCTTGTTCTCTTAAAAACCCAGTCATTACCGACATTTTGGCTTTACTGGAATGAGTGGAACAAGAGTTTTACTACTTAGTAATAAATTAATAAATAGTAGTAGTAAAGCATCGTGAGCGTGTGTATGCGCGCGTATAGGAAAAAACGTTAAAAGTTGTGCTTGTTGTTCCTGATGAATTGTTGGAGGTCATTTATGCAAGAAAAATATATAGAACAAAAACTGGTAGCGACAGTAAAAAGCATGGGAGGTATTGCCCCGAAATTTGTGAGTCCTGGAATAGATGGAATGCCTGATCGCATTGTATTACTTCCCATGGGAAGAATCGCCTTTGTCGAATGTAAGGCAACAGGGAAAAAGATGCGACCTTTACAAAATAAAAGAAAGAAGCAATTAGAGGCATTAGGCTTTCTAGTCTATTGCCTGGATGATATAGAACAGATTGGAGGGATACTTAGTGAAATACAAGCCACATGAATACCAAAGCTATGCCACTGAATTCATTTTATCCCATCCCATATCGGCTGTATTTCTTGAAATGGGTTTAGGTAAAAGTGTGATTACCTTATCCGCCATATTTGATTTGTGTTTAGACAGTTTTCTCGTATGTAAAGTGCTAGTCATTGCTCCACTTCGAGTAGCAAGGGATACTTGGCCTGCAGAAATCAAAAAGTGGGATCATCTAAAAGGACTCTCTTATTCAGTGGCAGTGGGAACGGAAAAAGAAAGAATCGATGCCCTCAAAAAACAATCAACGCTATACATTATCAACCGTGAGAACGTAGATTGGCTGGTTCATAAAAGTGGTATTCCTTTTCATTTTGATATGGTGGTCATTGATGAATTGTCATCCTTTAAGTCTTATGGCGCAAAGCGGTTTAAGAGTCTACTTAAAGTAAGACCCTCTGTAAAAAGAATTGTCGGTCTTACTGGTACTCCCTCCAGTAATGGATTGATGGATTTATGGGCAGAATTTCGAATTCTTGATTTGGGTCAAAGGCTTGGACGCTACATTAGTCATTATCGAAATACCTATTTTAAGCCAGATAAGCGAAATGCTCAGATTATATTTTCTTATAAACCACTACCCGGCGCTGAAGAGGAAATCTACAAACAAATATCAGACATCACCATTTCTATGAAATCTACTGATTATCTCAAGATGCCTGAATATGTCAGCAATGAAGTATTTGTCACTTTAAGTGATAAGGAATGGAAGGTTTACTCAGATTTCAAGGAAGACATGGTGGCTAACTTAGGTGATGAAGATATTGATGCGGTTAATGCGGCAGTCCTTTCTGGAAAACTGCTACAGATGGCAAATGGTGCAGTATACGATAGCGAGAATAAGGCTCATGTGATTCATGACAAAAAGCTAGATGCCTTGGAAGATTTAATCGAAGGAGCTAATGGGAAACCGGTCCTTGTTGCTTATTGGTATAAGCATGATTTAGAACGAATTAAAGATCGATTTCCGGTCAGACAAATTCAGTCATCGAAGGATATTGAGGATTGGAATAATAGCAAGATACCCATTGCTGTTATTCATCCAGCCAGTGCAGGTCATGGTCTTAATCTTCAAAGCGGCGGCTCGACTCTGATCTGGTTTGGTCTGACCTGGTCACTAGAGCTGTATCAGCAAACTAATGCAAGACTTTATAGGCAGGGTCAAAGTGATACAGTTATTGTCCACCACATCATCACCAAAAACACCATCGATGAAGACGTGCTGCTTGCACTCACAAAAAAGGAGAAAACTCAAGATGCCTTGATTGATGCGGTAAAGGCGAATTTAGAGGTGATGCGATGACAGAACCTTATCAAGATTTAGCCAATGCCATTATTTTGATGGCTGTTAAAGATTATAGAGATGCTTTAAAGAAACTAATGAAACGGCCTAGATATGGACCGGCACAAGATTTGAAAAACGAGGTGGAGAGGTTCTTCCGCTCTGATTGGTATAGAGAACTTACCTCTGTTGATGGGAACGTCCTAATCAAAAAGCTACAAGCGGAGGTGAGCGAGTAATGAAAGCAAAAGAATATTTACATCAAGCCTACAGGCTAGATAAACGAATCCAATCCAACATTGAGGAAATGGAAAGGCTAAGGGAGCTATCGACCAGTGTTTCCTCCCCTAGTTGGGGTGAGAGAATACAAACCCAGCGGCATACCGATGCCTTGTTTGTCAGATACCTGGAGCGAATTGAAGAACTTCAAATCAAGATTAATGATGAGGTGGATCATCTTGTAGCACTTAAAGCAGAGATTCGAGATGTGATTAATAAAGTAACGGATATCGATGAACGCATGGTGTTACGTTACCGCTACGTTCATAACTTTACCTGGGAGCAAATCGGCGATGAGCTGAATGCTGATAAGAGTACCATTCGCAGATGGCATGGCAATGCCTTAAATCACGTTGTCGTACCTGAAAATCCAATTGTTATTCAAATGTTGAACAGCAATGAGCACTTTTGAGCAGAGATAAGCACCTCATCTTCATGTTACATTATAATCAGCAAGATAGAATACTTACCAAGCCTTGTGGGATGCGCCCTGCAGGGCTTTTTCTATGCCCAGAAAGCGAGGTGATATGATGCCAAGAAAACCAAAACGACCATGCAGTACACCAGGCTGTCCCAACTTAACCGATGGCCAGTACTGTGAAGACCATCGAGTAGAAGAGCGTAGGCGCTATGACAAGTACCAACGGTCAAGTGATGTTAATAAAAAGTATGGCAGAGCCTGGAAAAGAATCCGAGACCGGTATGCACAGGAACATCCACTGTGTGAGATGTGTAAAGCGGACGGCAGACTGACTCCCACTGATGAAGTGCATCACATCCTCCCTGTTTCTCAAGGTGGTACACACGATAGAAGTAATCTGATGTCCTTATGTAAATCCTGTCACAACAAGATTCATTTAGAACTCGGTGATCGACAAATTCGCAACTGAGCCAAGGGGGAGGTCAAATCTCTAGACCTTTTATGGCGGACAACGGCCTGGGGCTTCGCGTGTAAAAATCAGAAATCAAAGGGGGTATTAAAGACTTTTAGAAAAGTGGGGTGAAAACATGGCGAAAGACGGTACAGCAAGAGGCGGTCAGCGTGTTGGTGCTGGAAGAAAATCAAAGGCTCTAACCGACAAAATTGCTGATGGCAGATTAAACGGGGTTCAAGTACTGCCGGAGCCAGCAGAAATGGAAGGCACGGATGTTCCTCCAGTAAAAGATTATTTAAAGGCGGCTCAGAAAAACGGTAAAGACCTCTGTGCAGAAGATATTTATATCGAAACTTACAAGTGGCTGAAAGATCGTAGCTGCGAAATGTTAGTAAACAACCAGCTAATCGAGCAGTATGCCATGAGTGTTTCTCGTTGGATTCAGTGCGAAGAGTGTATTTCAGAATATGGATTTCTTGCAAAGCATCCAACCACTTCAGCTGCCATCGCATCACCTTATGTTGCGATGAGCCGTGAATACATGAAACAGGTCAACCAGTGTTGGTATCAGATTTACCAAATTGTAAAGGAAAACTGCTCTGTGGAGTTTGGAGGCAGAAGTCCACAAGATGATTTGATGGAGCGGTTATTATCTGCTCGGAAAGGAAAATAAAATGAATAAATATAGAACGTGTGAAAGTGTATGCAAAGGTCATCCCGATAAATTATGTGACCTTATTTCAGATAGCATTTTAGATGCGTGTTTAAGAAAAGATAAATCCTCTCGTGTCGCTTGTGAGGTGATGGCAACCAAAGGACACATCATTGTTGCCGGTGAGATTACCTGCTCAAAGAGAATTGACATTAGAGGTGTTGTCCGCCGTGTTCTTACGGATGTGGGCTACAATCCTAGAAAGTTTTTAGTCTTTGTCTATGTCCATCAGCAAAGTAAAGATATCGCAGGTGGTGTGGATCAAGCCTTGGAATCTCGTGAGGGTGATACGTCATGGTATTCCATGTTAGGAGCGGGTGACCAAGGCACCGTTTATGGCTATGCCACCAATGAAACTAGTGAGAAACTACCTCTCCCCTTAGTCTTATCTCATGCCATTTGCGAAAAGCTGGATAAGGTGATGAAGAATGGCGTAATCAAAGACATTGGCCCAGATGGTAAGGCTCAAGTTACAGTAGAGTATAAAGATGATAAGCCAAAGCGGATCAAGACCATTGTTGTTTCCGTTCAGCACGGTGCTGATAAAGACTTAAATGATTTAAGGAATGGAATCATCTCTCAGGTGCTTTGGCCTGTCTTTGAAAAATATCCATTTGATGATGAAACGGAGATACTCATTAATCCAAGCGGGCGCTTTGTGGAAGGTGGACCTGCCGCTGATACAGGATTAACAGGCAGAAAAATAATGGTGGACACATACGGCGGCATTGCATCCCACGGGGGCGGTGCATTTTCAGGAAAAGACCCGACAAAAGTTGACCGCAGTGGTGCCTATATGGCAAGGGCGATTGCAAAGAATATCGTTCGATGTGGCTTTGCTAAGCGATGTCAGGTAGCGATTTCCTATGCAATTGGAAAAGCAGATCCTGTTGCTCTTGAGATTGATACCTTTGGAACAGGGTCGATTGAGGAAAGTATCCTTTGCCGTGCTGTGTTAGATGTATTCAATCTAAGACCTGCAGCCATTATCGAAAAGTTAAGGCTGACCGATGTCATTTATGCGGATACTGCTACCTACGGTCATTTCAGATATGGATTGCATTCTTGGGAGTTTTTAGATTGCTATAAAGAGCTAAGGGAGGCGGTAAAAAGGTATGTTGATTGAAAAAAAGAATACAAAAGACCTGCTTCCTGCTAAATACAATCCTCGTAAAGATTTAAAGCCAGGTGATGCAGAGTATGAAAAGCTGAAACGCTCGATTGAGCAGTTTGGATATGTGGAGCCGGTTATCTGGAATAAGGTGACAGGCAATGTAGTAGGTGGCCATCAAAGACTTAAAGTACTCATTGATATGGGTATATCAGAAGTTGAATGCGTCATCGTTGAGATGGATGAGGAAAAGGAAAAAGCCCTCAATATCGCTTTAAATAAAATTAGCGGTGATTGGGATAAGGATAAGCTTGCCCTTTTGATTGCTGATTTACAAGGTGCAGATTTTGATGTCTCGCTTACTGGATTTGATCCTAAAGAACTGGATGACTTATTTAAAGATACCATTAAGGATGGAATTCACGATGATGACTTTGATGTGGATGAAGAATTAAAAAAGCCAGCAATCAGTAAAATTGGTGACATATGGACATTAGGTAGGCATCGACTCGTATGTGGTGACTCCACAAAAAAAGAAACCTATGATGTGCTGATGAATAAAAACAAGGCAAATTTGTGTGTGACAGACCCTCCCTACAACGTAAATTATGAAGGCTCTGCAGGGAAAATCAAAAACGATAATATGGCAAATGATGCCTTTTATCAATTCCTCTTAGATGCCTTTATTAATATTGAAGAAGCATTAGCAGACGATGCCTCCATCTATGTATTTCATGCCGACACCGAAGGGTTTAATTTTAGAAAAGCCTTCTCGGATGCCGGTTTTTATTTATCCGGGTGCTGTATATGGAAAAAGGACTCCCTTGTACTTGGGCGTTCACCATATCAATGGCAACACGAACCAGTGCTTTATGGCTGGAAGAAGAAAGGAAGACATCAATGGTATACGGGAAGAAAAGAAACTACCATATGGGAGTTTGATAAGCCAAAGAGAAATGGTGATCATCCTACGATGAAGCCAATTCCTCTTCTTGCCTATCCTATTTTGAATTCCTCTATGAGTAATACAATTGTACTCGATCCCTTTGGTGGAAGTGGAAGTACATTAATTGCTTGTGAGCAGTCAGAGCGTATTTGCTACACAGTGGAACTAGATGAGAAGTTCTGTGATGTTATTGTAAAACGCTATATTGAGCAAGTCGGCACTTCAAAAGAAGTAAGTGTTCAAAGGGACGGACTCACTTATAAATATGATGAATTGGAGGTAGCCAATGAATAAACTGACCCTAGGCAGTCTTTTTGACGGCTCGGGCGGTTTTCCTTTAGGCGGTTTAATTTCCGGTATTACCCCAGTATGGGCATCGGAAATTGAACCGTTTCCTATTAGGGTGACAACCAAAAGGCTGCCTTTTATCAAACATTATGGAGATATTTCTTGCATGGATGGCAGCAAGATAGAGCCAGTAGATATCATTACCTTTGGCTCCCCTTGCCAAGATTTATCCATAGCAGGTAAGCGTGATGGCTTGGATGGGAAACGTTCAAGTCTTTTTTATGAAGCCATCCGAATCGTAAAAGAAATGAGGTGTGCAACAGATGGCAAAAAACCAAGATATATCGTCTGGGAAAATGTGCTTGGAGCATTCTCCTCAAACAAAGGAGAAGATTTCAGATGTGTCCTTGAAGGCATCTGCCACATCGAAGATGAAACCATATCAATTCCTAAAACTGATAAATGGAAACAAGCAGGAAGTATCGTGGGAGATTATTTCTCCCTTGCCTGGCGAGTGCTGGATGCTCAATACTGGGGAGTTCCCCAACGAAGAAAACGAATCTTCCTTGTCGCAGATTTTGCAGGTGGGGGTGCCGGAGAAATACTATTTAAGTCAGAAGGCTTGTCTGGGTATTCTAAGGAGAGCATCCGCTCGTGGCAAGGTGCTACCAGCTATATTGCAGACAGCACTGGAGAGGCAGGCACAATCTGCTTAAATGACCAGGGCGGTAATCGTATGGATGTGACAAAGGATATCACTTGTACCCTACGTGCTAAGTCAAATCATCCACCTTGTGTTATGGACTCGGCTGTTTTTGATAATCACGGAAAGGATACTCGTTTTAGTGGGCCGATTGATGTTGCACCAACTATTTCTGCTACTTATGGAACAGGCGGCAACAATCAGCCATTTGTTGTAGAGAATTCTAAGACTTATGATGTGCGATTTACCTCGGAAGGAACTGTAAATGCTCGTTCCAATGTTTACGAGAGTGACACGGCAAGAACGATTGATACGTCAGGTAATGCACCGGACAGCAATCAAGGTGGTATTGCAGTGGTGGAATCTTATGGTTTACAAGGTTCTATGATAGGACGGGCAGACAAGAATGGTCCTCAAGGTGATGGTGTGAATGAGGAGCTTAGCTTTACTCTAAATACTGTAGATAAACACGCTGTGGTCTATGCCATTGATAGGGAGTCATTTAACTGCGGTCAAAACTATGCTAGAAACCTTGGAATTACTGAAGATGGAATTAATTCAACACTGAAGGCACAAGGTCCCAGTGCTGTTGCAACTCCTACCTACTCATCCAGTAAGGCATCGTTTTTTACAGATGCCAAAGAGGAACTGGCCAATACACTAGTTGCTACCGACTACAAAGATCCGCCACTTATCAATGATAATGAGGGGATAGATTATACGGTGAGAAGACTAACTCCAACTGAGTGTGCAAGACTGCAAGGTTTTCCAGATTGGTGGTGCAGTGATTTAGGCATAGAGACCCCAACGATGGATGACCTTCGGATTTGGTATGACATTTTTGAAACATTCCGTAAAGCAACGGAAGCTTACACCAAACCTAAGACACTGAAGCAAATCAAGAAGTGGCTTAGAAACCCTCATTCAGATTCTGCAGAATATAAGATGTGGGGTAATGGAGTAGCCCTGCCCAATGTATGTTTTGTCCTATCGGGCATTGTTTGGTTTACACAATTAGAGGTGAAATCTTAAGTCTCATTTCTACACCTAAAAAGCGAGAAATAGCTTGCTATAGTAGTGATTTAGAGTGATATATGTACATACCAAAACAAAGGAGGTTTTGTACATGGTCATTAAATATAACGTAACAGGAGCAGACCGAAAAAGGCTAGTTACAACACTGAGCAAAATTACAGGTGTGAAAGCAAAGTATCTAGGAATGCCTAGCATGGCTTATGAGGTGGGGGATTTTATCATCGACAAGAATGGAACACTTGAACTGACTGGCAAGGCAGAAGGCGAAAAAATCGAAAGTGTGGCCGAGTGTTTAGCAAGCGAGGGCTTTACCCCAGATGAAAAAACTAAGGCCACAGCGGGCGCACAAACGGCGGACAGAGGAACATTTGGTCTTTGTATCTCCATGCCAAGAAGTAGCTTTACTGAAACGGCACTAGATAACGTAAAGGCAATCATTCAGGTAAAAGGCGAACTGATTCGTCACGCTTTGCAGCTAGATGATTTACCGATTGAGATTACAGAAGACCAAGTCTCATTTCCTTGGTTTGAAGAGATGCCTTCACCAGAAGAGGTACAAGCGTATACCCACTTTATTTCAGCACTTTGTGAGATGGCAAGGAATCAAAAACGCATCACGGTAAAAGAAAAGGAAACTCCGAATGAGAAATATGCATTCCGATGCTTTTTACTGCGCCTTGGCTTTATCGGAAAAGAATATAAGGAAGAACGGAAAATACTGCTTAGAAACCTAACAGGTTCATCGGCATTTAAAGGAGGAGCTAAAAATGAGGATAATCAGTAAAGAAAAACTACATCATCTTCGTGAAAAGTATCCTGTAGGATGCCGTGTAGAACTATTAAGGATGGATGATATTCAAGCACCAGTGATTGGAACAAAAGGAACAGTAATAGGAGTTGATGATATCGGCTCAATCATGGTGTCTTGGGACACAGGGTCTAGTTTATCCGTTGTTTTTGGAGAAGACCTTTGCAGGAGGATTGACGATGACAGATAAGATAAAAGAGCAGATTATTGCCATTCGAGATACAGGCCTTACCAATATGTTTGATGTGAACGCAGTCCAAAGAATCGCAGATGAGATGGAATTTTATGAGCTGGTCATTTTTCTTGAAGAAGAAAAAGCCAAGTATGTGAAGTTCATTTTAAACGGTGATGAAGATTAAATCATAAATAATTCAATAGTACAGGGGTTTGAGCGTGCAGACGCTCTTTCTCTCGTCATACAGCTTAAGGCTGTATTTTTTATGATCATTTTGAAGGGAGGTGACCGCAATTAGAAAGCTCAAGAAATATAAACCGACACCTTTTATGGCAAAAGACTCTATCTACGATAAAGATGCTGCAGATTATGCGGTCAACTTTATTGAATGTTTAAGTCATACCAAAGGGAAATGGTCTGGAAAACCATTTGAACTGATTGATTGGCAAGAACAAATTATTAGAGACCTCTTTGGCTCACTGAAACCAGATGGCTATCGGCAATTTAATACGGCCTATATTGAGATTCCTAAGAAAATGGGGAAATCTGAATTAGCGGCAGCTGTCGCACTACTGCTTACTTGTGGTGATGGTGAAGAAAGAGCCGAGGTTTATGGTTGCGCCGCAGACAGGCAACAGGCATCCATTGTTTTTGAAGTGGCTGCTGACATGGTGCGTATGAGTCCGGCACTGAGTAAACGAGTCAAAATCTTATCGGCAACAAAACGGATCATTTTCCAACCGACTAATAGTTTTTATCAAGTGCTGTCAGCAGAGGCCTATTCAAAGCATGGCTTTAATATTCATGGTGTTGTTTTTGATGAGTTGCATACGCAGCCCAACAGAAAACTCTTTGATGTCATGACCAAAGGTTCTGGTGATGCCAGAACACAGCCCCTATATTTTCTTATCACCACGGCAGGATCTGACACAAAATCAATCTGCTATGAAACTCATCAGAAAGCCAAAGACCTCATGGAGAAAAGAAAGATTGACCCGACCTTTTATCCGGTTATTTATGGAGCAGATGAGTCCGATGATTGGACCAGTCCAAAGGTGTGGAAAAAAGCGAATCCAAGCCTTGGCATAACGGTAGGGATTGATAAGGTAAAAGCCGCCTGTGAATCAGCCAAGCAAAACCCTGCAGAAGAGAATGCCTTTAGACAGCTAAGGCTTAATCAGTGGGTCAAACAAGCGGTTCGCTGGATGCCAATGGATAAATGGGATAAATGCGCCTTTGCTGTAAATGAAGAGGATTTACTTGGAAGGGTATGCTATGGCGGACTAGACCTTTCTAGCTCCATTGATATTACTGCCTTTGTATTGGTGTTTCCTCCCCTAGATGAGGATGATAAATACATCATTCTTCCCTACTTTTGGCTGCCAGAAGAAACTCTAAGTGCCAGGGTCAACCGTGACCATGTTCCCTATGATGTCTGGGAAAAGCAAGGACAGCTTAAAACAACGGAAGGCAATGTAGTTCATTACGGTTTTATTGAGAAGTTTATTGAAGAACTTGGCGAAAAGTACAATATTCGTGAAATTGCCTTTGACCGTTGGGGAGCCGTACAAATGGTTCAAAACCTAGAAGGCATGGGTTTTACTGTTGTCCCCTTTGGTCAAGGATTTAAGGATATGAGTCCACCGACTAAGGAACTGATGAAACTAACGCTAGAAGAAAAGGTCGCTCATGGCGGGCATCCAGTGCTTCGTTGGATGATGGATAACATTTTTGTTCGAACAGACCCGGCAGGCAACATCAAGCCAGACAAGGAAAAATCATCAGAAAAAATTGATGGTGCAGTGGCAACGATTATGGCTCTTGATCGAGCGATTCGTTGTGGCAACGATACGAGTGCTTCGGTTTATGACAACCGAGGCATTCTCTTTATATGAGGAGGTGATTGATTTTGGGATTTTTATCATCCATTTTTAAGGCAAGAGATAAGCCTACTGATAGAGCTGTGAGTTCCAACTATACATTTTTAATGGGATCAACCACAGCAGGTAAAACAGTGACCGAACGGTCGGCACTTCAAATGACGGCTGTATACTCTTGTGTTCGAATATTAGCTGAAGCAGTAGCAGGGCTTCCTCTGCACCTTTATCGTTATACAGATGATGGTGGCAAGGAAAAAGCAATTGACCACTCCTTGTATCGACTTTTGCACGATGAACCAAATGCTGAGATGAGTTCCTTTGTGTTTCGAGAAACAATGATGACTCATCTTTTATTATGGGGGAATTGTTATGCACAGATTATTCGTAATGGTAAAGGTGAAGTTGTCGCGCTCTACCCCTTGATGCCAAATAGAATGTCAGTTCATCGAGATGAGAGTGGGCAGCTCTATTACTTATATACCAGAGGTGCAGATGATGTGAACAGCACAAAGGGTATGACAGTAAAACTTAGTACCTCCGATGTACTTCATATTCCCGGACTCGGGTTTGATGGACTGGTTGGCTACTCCCCGATTGCGATGGCTAAAAATGCGATTGGTCTAGCCATTGCAACAGAGGAATATGGAGCCAAGTTCTTTGCTAACGGTGCTGCTCCAAGTGGTGTGCTTGAACATCCAGGAACGATTAAAGAACCTGGGAAAGTCAGAGCGGCTTGGCAGTCACAATTTGGTGGCAGTGCCAATTCCAATAAAATAGCCGTGCTGGAAGAAGGAATGAAATATACACCGATTTCCATTTCACCAGAACAAGCACAATTCCTTGAAACAAGGAAGTTTCAAATCAATGAAATTGCTCGGATTTTCAGAGTCCCTCCTCACATGGTAGGCGACCTTGAAAAGTCTAGCTTTTCTAATATTGAGCAACAATCTCTTGAGTTTGTGAAATACACCTTAGACCCGTGGGTAGTGCGTTGGGAGCAAACCCTAGCCCGCACCCTTTTTACACCGGAGGAAAAGAAAAAATACTTCTTTAGATTCAATGTAGAAGGCCTACTGAGAGGGGATTATGTCAGTCGTATGAGCGGATATGCCACAGCAAGGCAGAACGGTTGGATGAGTGCAAATGATATTAGGGAACTTGAAAACCTAGACCGTATTCCTGCAGAGGACGGCGGTGACATGTACCTTGTCAACGGGAATATGCTCCCTCTTACAAAGGCAGGTGCATTCGCAAATACAAACGAGGATGGAAAGGAGGAAGACTTGGATGAAGAACAAGATATTTTGGCGATGGAAGAACCAAGCAAGCGAACAAGAAGAACGAGTTCTTGAGCTTTATGGAACAATCGCTGAAGAAAGCTGGTTTGATGATGATGTGACCCCGCAGATGTTTAGAAATGAACTCTTTAGCGGAAAAGGACCCATCACCTTATGGATTAACTCACCGGGTGGAGATTGCATTGCCGCAAGTCAGATTTATACCATGTTGATGGATTATCCAGATGAGGTAACCGTCAAGATTGATGGGATTGCAGCATCAGCCGCTTCTGTCATTGCCATGGCAGGAACAAAGGTATTGATGGCTCCGACAGCACTCATGATGATTCATAACCCGGCAACCATCACGATGGGCGATCATGAAGACATGAAACGAGCGATTGAGATGTTAGATGAGGTGAAAGAAAGCATTATTAATGCCTATGAGATTAAGACTGGAGTATCTCGCATCAAACTATCTCATCTGATGGATGCTGAAACCTGGATGAATGCCAACAAAGCCATAGAACTTGGCTTTGCAGACGATGTGCTAAAGGATGAGAAACAATCCGAACCCACTTTTTCTGCCTATGCGTTTTCTAGAAAAGCAGTGGCTACGAATCTGCTAAATAAAATTGCAGAAAAGACAATACCAATCAAGGCAGAGGAAACTCTAAAACCACAAGGGCGCTCAATTGATGAACTCAAGGAGCGTCTTTTAATTATCAAAAAATATATGTAAATGGAGGAATTTTACTATGACGATTACAGAAATGCGTAACAAGCGCAAAAAGCTCATTGAAACAATGGACGGGTTCTTGGACACTCATAAAACCAAGAATGGCACATTGTCCGCAGAAGATGATAAAACCTACAAAACCATGGAAGATGAGATCACTGAACTCACGAATGAAATCCATCGCATGGAAAGACGTGAAGCAATCGAGGCTGAACTTGAAAAACCTGTCAGCAAGCCAATCATTGAAAATCCGATGAATGGTCGACTGGATAACAGTGAAATCAAAACTGGCCGAGCAGCTGATTCTTATAAGACAGCCATGCTTTCAGCTCTTCGTTCAAACTTCCGTAATGTATCCAATGTCCTGCAAGAAGGTGTTGATGCTGATGGTGGATATCTGGTTCCAGAAGAGTATGACACGAGACTGATTGATGGGCTGAAAGACGAAAATATCATTCGTAAGCTGGGTCATACCATTACCACATCTGGTGAGCGAAAAATTAATATTGCAGCTACAAAACCTGCAGCTGCATGGATTGATGAGGGCGAGGCACTGACCTTTAGTGATGCAACCTTCTCTCAAATCAATCTGGATGCCCACAAACTTCATGTAGCCGTAAAGGTTACTGAAGAACTACTTTATGACAATGCCTTCCAACTGGAGAACTACATCATTGAGGAGTTTTATAAGGCTCTGGCCAATGCCGAAGAAGATGCCTTTATTAATGGTAATGGTACAGGGAAACCACTGGGTATTCTAGCTGCAAGTGGTGGTGCTGAAGTCGGTGTGACCACAGCATCTGCAACGGCGATTACTGCTGACGAAGTGATTAACCTGGTGTATTCACTGAAGCGTCCTTACCGTAAAAATGCCGTGTTCATTTTGAATGACCAGACCATTGCAGCCCTTAGAAAACTAAAGGACGGGAACGGTGCCTATATGTGGCAAGCAGCTCTTGTTGCAGGTGAACCAGATAAACTACTTGGCTATCCTGTTTATACATCTGCTTATATGCCTACCATTGAGGCAGGTGCTAAGACCATTATCTTTGGCGATTTGTCTTACTACAACATTGGAGATCGTGGTTCTCGTTCCTTTGCAGAACTTCGTGAGCTGTTTGCAGGTAATGGCATGGTCGGTTTTGTAGCTAAAGAACGTGTGGATGGCAAGTTAGTACTACCTGAAGCAATCAAGGTTCTTCAGCAGAAAGCCTAACGGAGGTGCGATATGGATTACAACACAAAAAACTACACCGAACAAGGCGGAGATAAAACCGTCATCGCAGGAACGTTAGAGATTAAGGAGGGAGCAACCGTAACAGGTCTCCCTTCTTCTTTTACTCCTGCAGAAAACCAAGCACCTAGTGTGGCAGAAGATATTACGAGTTTAGTTGTTGATTTTAATGCATTGCTTTCAAAGCTAAAAACAGCCGGACTCATGGAAGCTGATTAAAAAGAGAAAGGATGGTAGCGGTATGACACTGATTCAAAAGGTAAAGGCAAACTTGATTTTAGAGCATGAAGCTGATGACGAACTCTTAGAGATGTTCATCGCCGCTGCTGTCAGTTATGCCGAGAGTTATCAGCATGTACCAGAAAATTTCTATAGCGACAATCCTATGCCACCGACTACAGAGCAAGCCATTATTATGCTCTCCTCTCATTTTTATGAAAGCAGAGATGGCAGTACAGGTGGCTTCTTTGCAGATAATGTGCAGGCGGGTCAGCAGGTTTGGAAAACGGTCAACCTACTATTAAGACTCGATCGGGATTGGAAGGTTTAAACATTGAAAGCGAGGTACTGGTTGTGAGTTTCGGAAAAATGAATGGATTTGCTGATATTAAGGTAGTCACAAAAACAAAAGACAGTGAAGGATTTGCGACAACATCAGAAACCGTGATTGCTTCGATTCGAGTCTACCGGGAAGGGCGTCATGGCAGTGAACGCTGGGCTAACCTAGCTACTTTTTCAGAGGCTACAGATTTATTCAGGTTTCGTGCGATTCCAGGAGTCGAGGTCACGACAGAACACTTTATTGAGTGTGATGGAGAGCGTTTTGATATTACCTCGGTAGAAAACGTAAAAGGTCGAGGTATGTATACAGAAGTTTTGGCAAAGAAGGTGGTGAGCAGTATTGGCAAAAGTTGATATTAAGATGCCCGATGAATTTCTACTTAAGGTTTCAAAGCTTGGATCTGACTTTGACCCTGTTGCCGAAAAGGTGCTAAAAGCAGGTGGCGAAGTCGTTTTCAAACGAACGAAGAGCAATCTTTCTGCTGTAATCGGTAAAGGTACAAAGCATGAATCACGATCAACGGGTGAATTAGAAAAGGCACTCGGTGTCACTTCAGTCAGGCTAGATAGGAACGGAAACCACAATATAAAAATTGGATTTTCTGAACCAAGGCCTGATGGTGAGAGTAACGCAAAAATAGCAAACATCCTTGAGTATGGCAAACACGGTCAACCTGCGAAACCTTTTTTGAAACCAGCTAAAAGTGCATCAAAGTCTGAGTGTATCTCGACAATGAAAAGCACTTTTGAAGAGGAGGTCAAAAAGATATGAGCATTCTAGCAGACTTACAAGTCGCTTTAGAATCACTGGATGTTCCAATAGAAACAGGTATGTTTTCGGATACTGCCCCTGGTAAGTACATGGTGATTGTTCCGATGAGCGATAGCTTTGATCTTCATTCGGATAATCTACCATGCATCGATGTTCAAGAGGCACGGATTTCAATTTATAGCAAAGGCAGTTATACAGCGTTAAAAAATCAAGTGGTGCAGTTATTGTTGGCTTCCAGTTTCACCATAACCGCACGGAGCTACATCGGCTTTGAAGATGATACGGGCTATTACCACTACAACGTGGATGTAGCCAAACATTATGAAATAGGAGGTAATTAAAAATGGCAACAATTGGTCTGGATAAACTTTATTATGCGACCATCACAGATGATGAAAATGGCGAAGAAATCTATGGCACACCCACTCAGCTGGCAAAAGCAATCTCAGCAGAGCTATCTGTTGAACTGGCAGAGGCAACCCTCTATGCAGATGATGGTGCGGCAGAAATCGTCAAAGAATTTAAGAATGGCACTATCTCTCTTGGAGTAGATGATATTGGCTCGACTACTGCAGCCGCCTTAACCGGTGTCACGGTTGATAAGAACAACGTTGTGGTTTCTAACAGTGAAGATGGCGGGAATCCTGTGGCTGTCGGTTTTAGAGCAAAGAAATCCAATGGCAAGTATAAATACTATTGGCTCTACCGAGTGAAGTTCGGTATCCCATCTACAAACCTAGCAACCAAAGGTGACAGCATTACCTTCTCAACACCGACTATTGAAGGAACGGTTCTAAGAAGAAACAAAGCAGACACCAATGGAAAGCATCCGTGGAAAGCAGAAGTGACCGAAGGCGATAAGGATGTACCGGCATCTGTTATCAGTGCCTGGTATACAGAAGTTTATGAACCTGAATATGTGATATTACCATGATAAGGAGATAGATTAAAATGGAAAACGATCGAAGTGCAAACATAACAATTTCAGGTAATGAGTACACACTACTACTCACGACCAAAGCGACCAAAGACATCGCAGCACGCTACGGTGGTCTTGAAAACCTAGGCGATAAGCTAATGAAGTCTGAGAATGTCGAGATGGCACTTTCGGAGATTGTGTGGCTGATTACCTTACTGGCCAATCAAAGTACCCTTGTCTATAACATCAAGCACAAGGATGCACCGAAGGAATTACTAACAGAAGATGAGGTGGAAATTCTCACAAGCCCGATTGATTTGGCAGAGTACAAAGAGGAAATTATGAATGCCCTTTACAAGGGTGCAAAAAGAAATGTACTCAGTGAGGAAAGCCAAAAAAACGCAGTAGCCCCGTAAGTGACGAAGAGTTATTTACGAGGCTTTTATATTACGGCATCAGCGTATTACATCTGACCATGGATGAATTTTGGCTGATGCCGTTTGGTTTGCTACTAGACTTGTGGGAGTGTCACAAACAGTATCAGGGGCTGGCAAAACCAAAAAGAGAGATATTTATTGATGACATTATCCCTGATGGAATCTGACAAAGGAGGAGGAAAGCATGGCAGATAATTTTGGTTTGAAGATTGGTCTTGAAGGCGAGAAAGAATTTAAGAAGGCATTAACAGATATCAATCGCTCCTTTAAAGTACTTGGCTCTGAAATGAAACTGGTAGCTTCAGAATTTGATAAAAACGATAAGTCTGTCCAGGCTCTTTCCGCCAGGAATTCAGTTCTCAACAAAGAGATTGAAACCCAAAAGAGCAAAATTGATACCTTGAGGTCGGCTCTAGAAAATGCAGCTACCTCCTTTGGAGAAACCGATAGAAGAACACAAAACTGGCAGATTCAATTGAACAATGCTGAGGCGGCACTCAACAATATGGAGCGAGAGTTAAGTAGCAATAATGCTGCTCTTGAAGAAGCTAACTCTAATTATGATGATGCTGAAGATGCTCTCGATGACATGAACCGTGAAATGAACGATGTCACCGACAGTGCAGATGATATGGGAAAAGAGATTGATGAGGCAGCTGACTCTGCTGAAAAATCCGAATCTAAGTTTAAAGGCTTAGGTACAACTTTAAAATCTATCGGCATTGCCATGGGAGCAGTTGCTGTTGCAGCAGGTGCGGCGGCTGTCAAACTTGGTAAAGAAGTCATTTCTGCCTATGCTGATTACGAACAATTAGTCGGTGGTGTAGATACACTTTTTAAAGAAAACTCTCAGCAGTTACAAGACTATGCATCGAATGCCTATAAGACGGCAGGTCTTTCTGCCAATGACTACATGGAAACCGTGACTTCTTTTTCTGCAAGCCTTATTTCTTCTCTTGGAGGAGATACAGAAAAAGCCGTTAAATATGCGGATATGGCGATCACCGATATGTCTGACAATGCCAATAAAATGGGTACAGACATGGAGTCCATTCAAAATGCCTATCAGGGTTTTGCTAAGCAAAATTACACCATGCTAGACAACCTTAAACTTGGATATGGTGGTACAAAAAGTGAAATGGAGCGGCTCCTTGCCGATGCCGAGGCCATCTCTGGTATTGAGTATGATGTTTCTTCGTATGCCGATGTAGTTTCTGCCATCCATGTCATTCAAGAAAGCATGGGTATTGCTGGTACGACTGCTCTTGAGGCAGAGGAGACTATTTCAGGGTCCTTGAATGCCTTCCAATCGGCTTTACAAAATCTTTTAGTTGGTTTTGGAAATGCTGATGCGGATATGGAACAACTCAGTAAAAACATGGTGGATGCCTTTCAGTCTGTGGTGAAAAACATTACTCCAGTGATTGGAAATATCGTAATAGCACTACCTATAGCCATTGAAGCATTGCTAGATGCCATCTCAGATTTGTTACCGACACTCCTTGCCACCGTGACAGATTTATTTACTCAGGTACTGAACGCACTGATGAACCTACTACCTACCCTAATACCGGTAGCAGTTGATTCCATTCTCACGATTGTGAATGCGTTGATTGAAAACTTACCACTGCTAGTGGATACAGCCGTTCAGTTAATAGCAGCTTTAGTGGATGGCCTTGGGCAGGCAATGCCAGAACTGATTCCTGCGGCAGTTAATGCAATTACTACGATTGTGCAAGGTTTGGTTGATAATCTACCCATGCTGCTCGATGCAGCACTGCAGTTAATACTTGGTTTGGCTCAGGGGTTTCTCGAGGCGATCCCGCAACTAATTGAGGCTCTCCCTACGATTATTTTGGCAATCGTTGATTTTATTATTAGCGCAATTCCTCAGATTATAGATGCAGGTATTCAGCTATTAACATCGCTGGTTACAGCCTTGCCTGAAATTATTACGGCTATTGTAGAGGCGATTCCACAGATTATTGATGGAATATTAAATGGGATTTTAAGTTCGATTCCACAACTCATACAAGCGGGTGTCGACTTACTTGTTGCACTGATTCAAAATCTACCGACCATTATTACCACCATTGTGGCGGCAATCCCTCAAATCATTTCAAGTATCGTAAATGCCTTAATTGGAAACATCGACAAGATAATTATGGCAGGGGTTCAGCTATTTGTAGCACTCATTCAGAATTTACCAACCATTGTGGTAGAGATCGTAAAAGCAGTGCCTCAGATTATTGGCGGCATCGTCAGAGCATTTACAAACTCCATGGGTTCCATCGTGACGGTGGGTGGCAACATTGTAAAAGGGTTATGGCAGGGTATTCAATCTCTTGCTTCTTGGTTATGGAATAAAGTCAGTGGTTGGATTAGTGGCATTTGGACTGGAATCAAGGATTTCTTCGGTATCAAATCACCATCGAAACAGATGGGGTGGGTTGGTGAAATGCTTGTAAAAGGTCTTGCAGGTTCTATCCAAGATAACGGTGATGAAGCTGTGAAAGCGGCTGAAATGATGAGCGAGGATATCAACGATGTGATGACCAGTCTTGCCAGCGATATGAGTACATCCTTGCCTACAGACTTTTCAGTGGATACTTCTGTAGGCGGCGTGATTTCAAATGCAGCGACCTCTTCCCTAGGTGGTGTCAGTGGGTCGCTAGTTACTGTACAGCAGATGATTGTACGAAGTGAAGATGATATCAGAAGGGTATCTCAGGAACTTTATAACTTAATTCAGACAGGCTCTCGTGCTCAGGGCCGGTTTTCTACAACATAAGGAGGTGTGCCGATGGGTTTTTCATATGACGATATTTCTTCAAAAAGCATGGGACTAAAAGCCAGGCTCACTTCCTGGCAGGTCTGTGGAGGAATGCGTAATTTTACCACCACCGTACCTGGAAAGTATGGTGTGACAGACTTTGGGGCTGATTTTGATTACCGAGAAATCAATTTAGCTTGTAATATCTATCCTAAGCATAGCTTTTCTGCACTGGTGACTACCCTTGATAATATTTCTACTTGGCTTGATCCAATGCAAGGGTTGAGACAGCTTGTTTTTGATGATGTACCCGACAGGTATTTCATGGCAAGGCTGAATGAAAAAGTGGATTGTGAACGACTCATTCGTTTTGCAGGAAGTTTTAACTTGAAATTTTTCTGTCCTGACCCTTTTGCTTATGCCATTACGGATGAAAATTATTTAATAGAAAGCGAAGGAAGTCACACGATTTTAAGACAGACCGGTAATGTTGAATCCAATCCTATGTATCGCTTGAAGGGAATCATCACATCGGGTGTGAACAATTCTATTTCTGTTACAACCAATGGCTTGGAAATGAAAATAGTGAATGCTGTACTTTTGGCAGAAGAAACCCTTGTCATTGATACAGATAAGATGACGGCTTATGTGGAAGACGAAAACGGGATAATCTTAAGAAACGCTTTGCCTTACCTAGAGGAGATAGATTTTCCAAGTCTCAATGTAGGCACTAACACCCTAACGATAACAACGAATAATGCTGTATTTACAGCGCTTGAAATAAAGGCTCGCAGTAGATGGAGGTGATCCAGTGGCACTAAAAACAATATTAAATAAACAGACAGATTTTACGGGAGAGTTCCCAGTCGAATATGCAAAATCTGGACTGTGGCGATTTAATGATGTATCAGTTGATGAATATGGCTATCTTGCAGACTCTTCTGGGTTAGACAGAAAAATAGAGCTTGTAAATTATCTAGGAACAACTACAAGCCTTCAAAGTGGGCAAAAAGGGAGACAAATCCGAATCAACATCAACAATCCCGCTACGGAAAAGACTTATCTTAAAGTGGCTAATGATGGTACTTTCTTTTCGGAGATGGGAGAACGAATCCTTGTTGGCGGATGGATGATACCGACTACTTATTCGGTGGGAAATACCTATTGCCCCATATTGAATACGCGCTATGGTCCTGGTCAGCCAATCTTTTACCTGTCGCTCTTTGCAGGCAGACCTAGAATCATGCTTTATAACGCTAGTGGTTCTCTCATACTCGACCAAACAACCACACCGCCTTTTTCTTTAATCAATGGTGGTGTGTATTTTATTTGCATGGTCATAGAGCCAAACAATAAAAATGCATGGATTGTACTAGGAGATAGGACGAATGAAATAAGCTGGGTATCCCCGACCTATTCCTTTACAGGCACATTAAACCCATCTTGTACGGCCGACATCATTATGGGCATGCATGCGGATGCCTATTGGTATGCTGGCAGATTTGATGACTGGTTTTTTGATATGGATTCCAGTCTTACAACGGATGATTTGATTGATTATTTCAATGGGTCTCTTTTGACTAACGGGGGTGATATGGGCGGTGCTGTTGATGCCCTTAGCGTACCGGGAGTGGTGAGCTTAAGGGAAACAGAAGGTGTCTATCCAACGGAAGGAACACTATATACGGCTCCGGCAACGTGCAATCTGTCTGGCACAGGTCGGGTATCTGTTACCAGTGAATATATTTCTGGGGTAACTGCAGTTGGGCCAATAGAAACCTCAACAAGCGATGACCTAGTTCATTGGAGTGATTGGGCAGCCATCGCACTTGATGGAAAACTGGTATCTCCGAATAAGGCATACATTCGTTTTAGAGTCACGCTTACTACCACAGATACGAGTAAGACTCCACGAATTATTGATATCAGGCTATATGACATTCCAAAGTCACCTTATGAAAGGATTGGTTTTTCAAGACCGGTCGTACTGGATTCAACTGGAGCCTGGGAGGCTGTGTTAGAAAATGCTTATAACATTGTAGTAACCAGTGAAATCAATGGTGAGGATACGCTCTCCTTTATGATCCCCTACCGTGATCCCAAGCGGGGATTTATTGATAGTGAAAAGAAAATCCAGATTGTTGATGACGTCTACAAAGTAAGGACTTTGACGGATACAAAAGACAGCGAAGGAAATCTAGCGACTGAAGTGTATGCTGAGGCAGAGTTTTATGACCTGACCTTTTCAGTGCGAAAAGAAGAGCATAAATTTGATGCAGAAACTGCTGAAGTCTCTATGGCTTATGCTTTAGAAGGAACAGAGTGGAGCGTAGGCACAGTCAATGTGCGAACTAAAAGAACCTGGACGAGTACAGAAAAGAATGCACTTTCCATCCTTCGCACGGTTGCTGACTTACACGGTGGGGACCTTGTCTTTGATTGCCCGAATAGACTGGTCCATCTCTTAACGGTCTATGGTACGGATAGTGGTGCATTGTTTTCCTATAAGAAAAATATGAAGAGCATTAAAAGAGTCGTTGATACCAGAAGTCTTGTAACAAGGCTTTATGCCATTGGTAGCGATGGTCTTACTTTTGCAGACATCAATGGAGGAAAGGCATATGTGGAGGACTATACTTATTCGTCTGATATTCGAATATCAACGCTTGATTGTTCTTCCTTTACCAATCCCTATCAGATGAAAGAATATACCGAGATGAGACTTGCTCAGTATGCAAAACCCAATATCTCCTATGTTTTAAATGCAATGGATTTATCAGTCTTAACGGGTTATGAGCATGAGGCATGGTCGCTTGGCGATTACGTTCATGTAGAAGATAAGGATTTAGGGCTGTCAGTTACCACTCGTGTCATACGAAGAGAGTACAACTTACAAGAGCCGTGGAATACGGTGCTCGAACTATCCACTACCCTTAAAAATCTGGGCAGTTCTGCAAGCCAGTGGGACAATGTAGCAGATTCTCTTGAAGGCACAAGTATGGTGACAAACAATGATATCCGTGAAATGGTGCCATTTAATTTATTGCGAAATTCTCGTGGTGATGATGCGATGGCTTACTGGATTAACTCAGGCTTTGAAGTAGATGGTGATAACGGTGTAAGTGGGTCGACATCCTTTAAGGCAATGGGTGTAGCTAATATGACAAAAAGTATGGCTCAGACCATCTATCCAGCGAATCGTTCTAGCTACACGCTCTCGGCACAAATCGCATCTGAAAACCTTGAAAAGCTGAGTAGCAACTCACAGGTTGGCATTGAAGTGGTTATTGAATATGAAGATGGAACGACAGAAGCAAGGTTTATTGATTTGTATTAAGGAGGTGGATTGGTGGCCTATTTTTCAAGAACATCAGAAAAGATACTCCCAGAAAGCTACTCTTCTAAAGTAAAATCCATTACCATCCGTGTCTGTGTCACAAATTGCACAGGCACTTTTTATATTACGGATCTCTTTTTACAAGCAGGGTCAGTGGTCACGGGATGGGTAGGTCATCCCTGTGAAATAAGGTGGACGTTAGATGGCTAAGGTTAAATTTATAAGGTTGGCAGAAGTCATAAATAAAAAACAAGATAAGCGTGTCATGAGTGTAAGCATAAAACCTACCCTCTATGATTGCACTGGCATGATTTGGTTTACGGACATCCAGTTACAAGAAGGACCTGTTCTAAATGGTTATGCGCCTCATACAGAGAGCAGGTTAGAAAAACTAAAGGAAGATGGCAGTATCAAGAATCCTGTTTGGTTTAACGGTGTGGTCCGTTCAGAGGAAACCATTATTTTATTTAATGTTGGTGAAACCTCTGCAGGACTTGATATTCATATCTATCCAAAGCTTTCTATGTCTGCTGGAACAGTGAAACTAAGCCAAGGTATAGGAGGGCAACAGGTCTCCTTCCCTGGAACCATTGGAAAAGATGTTGATTTGGCGCTCCTAGCATCTACACGAGCATGTACCAAAAACGGAGCAAGCGAACCCAAAGAGGGGTTCTATCAATACAGTGCTGCCTGGGACTCAAAGCACAAAGTGACCCTTGAAAAAGGGAAATCTGCAAGGGTGCTGTTTACCATGCAGGAAATGCAAGACGGAGGTGAACCATTCTAATGGAACGACTAAAAGGCAAGAAAATCATGGTGTGGACTTTTATGGGAAATGCACGGATGTATGAAGCTTTAGAGAAATATGGAGACCGGATTGATACTATCGGTCTTTTTTCTTTTAAGGTACGAGCTACGGGTGAAATTGTTGAGAGTGGTGTCACCATCAGTAGTATGCTCCCCTACATTAACCGTTATCGTCACATCAAATGGTTACTTACCATTGCCAATGATGGAGCAAACAGTATTTTCAGAGCATTGAGAGATAACACGAATGGCGCTCAGGAACTGTTTCTATCCGAGCTTATTCGTATTATGAAAAAGTATCCTTGGTGCGATGGTATTGATATTGACCTAGAAAGAGGCGATGACTATTCCACTCATGCTGAGTCAACCGCCATGTTTCAAAACATTTACAACACCATCAAAGCCTATGATTCAAGCAAACTGATGAACATTTGCCTTCCAGGTATGACCAGCGTCAATGGTTCAGTAGGCGGTGAGAATTGGTGCGTCTATGGTGACCTAGACCCTTATTGCGATACCGCATCAATTATGAGTTATGGCATGGCTTGGTCAGGTTCTGCACCGGGACCTGTATCTCCAAAGAGCTGGCTTGAAGGGATTTATGATTATGCCGTTACAGTGATGAATCCCGATAAGATTTTCTTTGGGATGCCTGCTTATGGATGGAACTGGCAAATCTATGACACACCAGAAAACCTAGGTAAAGCCTATAGGGGAACGTCTCATACCTACTATGCAGCAAAATACTGGATGACAGGAGCCTATAATTTCACAGACGATGCGCCTCCTCAACCGTTTATTCCCATCGTGGCTTACTGGGATGATGAGAATAAAGTACCTTGGGCATTGCCGCATGTCTACGATTATATGGAAGGAAGAGATGCCACTCGCTATAGCTATCCACTCTTATCTGCAAGCTACAATGGCAGACAGTATCTGACGGCCTATGGCAAACAACAAAAGTCAGCCTTTGGAACTGTTTATGTGGATCATGATGCCATGCCGGATAGTTATTCTGGTGTTGTTTCTGTTTCTAATAGCGTCACAACACTGGGGGATGAAGGTGCGGCAACCTATCATTTTACGATTGCTCAAGCAGGAACTTATGATGTGGCAGTAAAGCTTGGCTTTCCCTTTTGGGATAAGAATAGCATCCGCATCTCTATTGATGGGAGTGTTGTAGATTTTTCTGAAAACAGGTTGTGGTGGCCTTATTGGAGAACGACTTTCTGGACGGTACTGAAAAAAGGAGTGAGCCTTTCTCAAGGAACACATACCATCACCATTTCGCTTGGGGCAAAGGGTGCACAGTTTTATGGATTTAGAGTCTGTTCTTCATTTTCTGAGGAGCCAACAGTTGGTGAAGCAGAATATACCCTTGCTCCTAGACATTTCAAAGATGTAAATGGTGATATGGTAGGGCCTGCAACTGGTTTTAAGTTGACGCTTGAGATGCTTAGAAGAAAAGCAGATTCTGCCCTTGTGTGGTATGAGGATTTTAGAGATGATAACCCTCTCCCCCAAAGCTACTGGACAACTTTATCGGGTGAATGGAGTGTTTGGCAAGATACAAGCAGTTCGATGAATAGACCCTATTCCCAACTGGAGGGTAAGGGGCAGTTAGCATGGAACTACAACAATTTTTCAGATATACATTTAAGGGCGCAGATTATTTTTCCTGAGACCTTTAGTGGCAAGGCAGGTGTTTTTATTGGAACGATTTATTGTTGCTTTAATTATGATAACCAGCGTATTGAACTGTATGAAGGTTCTACTTTAAAAGGTAGTTATGCCACCAGCTTTTCAAAAACATCGGCCGCAAACATTCGATCGAATCCAAGCTTTTATACTCTAGAAATTCGAAAGCGTGGCAATCAAGTGCGGGTCTATTCCTCTGCATCCAATACACTGCGCTTTACAGCCACTTGCTCGGATGTGACAGGGTATGCAGGTATTCGTTCGGATAATAAAGTCCATTGCCAGTTGCTTCGCTTAGGCGATGCTTGGACCTATGAGCCTTATGAACGCTTTGACGTGCTTATGCCAGATGGAACATTTAAAACTTATGGTCGGCTATCAAGAAGTAACTGTTCTTGGGATGATGAGTTTCAAGTATTTACTTTAACAGCAGACCTTGAAGAATCAGCCACAAGAAGTGAAAGCATCTCCCTAGATTATGATTTTTTTCATTCAGATATGATGGCATCCATCCAGTGCGGAAAGGACTACAGTGTCACCATCATTCCAAGGGATATTAACATCTGGATATCTCGTATTTTCTTAGGTGATGGTGACGGATTTTCCATTCTTTATTATCAGGATGTGGATAGCCTTGTGTACTGGGAAAATGAAGCAGCTTATCGGTGGAAACTTCGAGGTATGTGTATGTGGTCACTAGGTCAGGAGGATTTAAGGCTCTGGGAGTGGCTACCAAAACAAATAGAGTAATCAAAGGAACATCTGCAAAAGTAGGTGTTCTTTTTATTTCAACAAAAGGAGGAATTTTAAATGAAAGAAATATGGAACTGGATCCAAGTTGTGATAACAGCAATCGGTGGATTCTTCGGATGGTTTTTAGGAGGAGCAGACGGATTTTTATATGCGCTACTGGTTTTTGTAGTCATCGACTATCTAACAGGTGTCTTATGTGCAATCGCTGATAAGACCCTATCAAGTGAAGTGGGATTTATCGGAATCAGCCGTAAAGTGCTGATTTTTGTTTTAGTGGGTGTAGCCAATATCTTAGATGTATATGTGATTGGTGATGGGAGCGTACTAAGAACAGCGATTGTTTTCTTCTATCTATCAAATGAGGGAATTTCGCTGTTAGAAAATTCAGCTCACCTTGGACTACCTATCCCAGAAAAACTAAAAGATGTATTAGAACAGCTCCATAACAAGAGCGACGAGGAGGAATAATCATGAAAACTAAAGGAATCGATATCAGCACGTGGCAAAAACCAAGTCAGATAAACTATGACCAACTTGAAAAAGAGGTTGATTTTGTCATTCTACGTGCAGGATACACCGGTCACGGTACAGGAGTGAGTTTACACAAAGATGATGCCTTTGAAAAACACTACAAAGCCTTTCACGAGAGAGGTATTCCTATCGGTGTTTACTGGTACAGCTGTGCGAATACTAATGCCAAAGGCGTAGCAGAAGCGAAGAAATGCCTTGAAATTATCAAAGGCAAGACCATCTCTTATCCCGTTTTTATTGATACAGAGGATAATTATCACCAGCGACCAAGTGGCAAGAAAGCCATTACCGATGCTTTAGTAGGCTTTTGTGAAACCATAGAAAATGCTGGCTATTATGCCGGTATCTATGCGTCTAGTTCTTGGTTTCAAGATTTAACAGAACTGGATCGTCTAGCACCTTATGATTTCTGGGTCGCTCAGTGGTCTAATAAAGAACCGACACTTCGTCATGGTATCTGGCAGTACTCAAGCAAAGGTAAACTAAGTGGTTACTCAGGAAACTTAGACATGAACTATGCCTATAAAGATTACAAAGCGATTATCAAAAGTGCAGGGCTTAATCATCTTGGCAAAGAAGAAAATGCACCTACTCCTACAGAAAAGAAATCGGTCGAGCTGCTGGCCAAGGAAGTCATTCAAGGGTTATGGGGTAATGGTGAAGAACGAAAGAAACGCTTAACAGATGCAGGCTATGATTACGCGGCGGTGCAATCAAAGGTCAATGAAATGCTATCTAGTAAAAAGTCTATTGATGTCATCGCAAAGGAAGTCATTCGTGGCGATTGGGGTAACGGACAAGATCGAAAAAACAAACTTACAAATGCCGGTTATGACTACATTTCGGTACAAAAAAGGGTCAATGAACTCTTGAAATAAGAACTAATAAGATTGCCTATCAAGGAGTATTTCTCTTTGGTAGGCATTCTTTTTCTCTAAACCGTCAGATTCTATTACCTCCCGTGGCTACTAGGTAGAGGGCAAGAAATAAATCGCCCTTTGGAAAGAGGTGATGGATATGAAACACAATCTCAAAATTAGTGTTTCTAAGAAACCACAGACGGGCGGACTTGTTACCTACCGTAATGTGTCCGTAAGGGAACGAATTCTTCGCTTTCTTTTAGGGAGTAAACAGCGTGTAACGATTGTGATCCCTGGAGATAGCATCGAGGAACTATCTATCTGTGAAATGACGAAAGGAGGAACTGACCTTGAGCAAAATAAAATTACTGCTTGAAGTGGTCAATGATATGCGAAGTCTTGCTGACAGCATACAGGCAGTTTGCGATACGATGACAGAAGGAGATCCTGCTCCAGGTGCAAAAGCTGCCACTGAACAAGAACCAGTAAAAGAGCCGGATATCCCACTGGAAAAAGTACGTATGGTACTTGCTGAAAAGAGCCAGATTGGGTTTACTGCCGAAGTGCGAGGACTCATTCAGAAGTATGGTGCAGACAAGTTAAGTGCTGTTGATAAGGCGTATTATTCTGACATCTTGAAAGATGCGGAGGGTCTTGGGAATGGGTAATCATGCAATATTATCTGCATCCTCATCCCACAGGTGGCTTAACTGCCTACCCTCTGCAAGACTTGAACTGGAGTTTGAAGACCAAAGTGGTGAGGCAGCAAAAGAAGGCACAGCGGCTCATGACCTGTGTGAACACAAACTAAAAAAGGCACTTCATATGAGAAGTCAGCGACCTATCTCTGAGTATAACTCTGATGAGATGGAGGAATGTACAGATGCTTACGTTGACTTCGTTATGGAACAGGTGGAACTTGCAAGAAAGTCTTGCACAGATCCTATCGTTCTTATTGAACAACGTCTTGACTTCTCTTGTTATGTTCCAGACGGCTTTGGAACAGGGGATTGTGTGATTATCGCGGATGACAGACTTCACATCGTAGACTTTAAGTATGGGCTGGGAGTGCTAGTCGATGCAGTGGACAATCCACAGATGAAACTCTATGCCCTCGGAGCACTTGGAATTTATGATTACCTGTATGACATCAAAGAAGTGTCTATGACAACCTTTCAACCAAGAAGAGAAAATGTCAGCACCTGGACAATACCGGTGGAAGAACTAAAAGACTGGGCGGAAGAGGTACTAAAGCCCAGAGCTGACAAAGCCTTCAACGGTGAGGGTGAGTACATTCCTGGTCCATGGTGTGCCTTCTGTAAAGCGGCAAACAGATGTCGGGCCAGAGCCGAAGAAAAACTAAGGCTCGCCGAGAAAGAATTCAAGATGCCGCCGTTACTGACGGACACAGAAATAGAAGAAATCTTGCTTGTTCTTCCCGACCTTACCAAATGGGCCAATGAAATCACAGCCTATGCCACTGATGCCGCCGTCAATCACGGTAAAGAGTGGAACGGTTTTAAAGTTGTGGAAGGTCGCTCGGTTCGTAAGTATAAAGATGAAGAAGCCATCGCAGAAAAAGCTGTAGCAGGTGGATATAAGGATATTTACAGAAGGAGCCTTATTCCGATGACAGAGATGCAGAAATTGATGGGTAAAACCAAATTTGAGGAACTCCTTGGTGATCTCATTTTCAAACCACCGGGTAAGCCGACTCTTGTTCCAAACTCAGATAAAAGAACGGCGATTAACGTAGTAAATGCTAAAAACGAATTTAACGAAATTATGGAGGATTAAATATTATGGCAAATATGCAAAACAAAACAAAAGTTATCACAGGTGTAAACTCAAGATTTTCTTACTTCCACGGATGGGAGCCTGTATCTATTAATGGTGGTGCAGAAAAGTACAGCGTATCCGTCCTTATTCCAAAGGATGACAAAGAAACCATTAATGCCATCCATGCAGCAGTTGATGCTGCCATTGAGGAAGGTATCGCAAAGTTTGGTGGTAAGAAACCAAATAAGGCAGCCATTAAACTACCGCTGCGTGATGGTGATGTAGAGCGTGATGATGAGGCTTATAAAGGCCATTACTTCATCAATGCGAATAGCAAGACAGCACCACAGATTGTAGATAAAAGTGTTAAGCCGATTATGGATCGTAGCGAGGTGTACAGCGGTTGTTATGGCAGGGTTTCTCTTAACTTCTATGCCTTCAACTCAAATGGTAATAAAGGTGTAGCTTGTGGTCTTGGTAACATTCAAAAAATTAGAGACGGAGAACCTCTAGGCGGTAAGTCTTCTGCAGTAGATGATTTTACGACTCTTGTCGATAATGACTTCCTTGCCTAAAAGGAATAGAAAACTTGACGGTGGTGGAGGTCTTCCCTCTGCCACCTTTTTTCATTTAGGAAAGGTGGTAGCTATGAAGAACTTAGAAATTGATATCGAAACCTATTCATCTACCAATCTACAAAAAAGTGGTGTTTATCGTTACGTAGAAGCAGAAGATTTTGAGGTGATGCTGTTTGGTTATGCGGTTGACGGTGATGAAGTTAAGGTCATCGATTTGATGGATGGAGAAAAGATTCCAAAAGAAATCCTAGATGCCTTAACCGATGAAACCATTACGAAGTGGGCATTTAATGCTCAGTTTGAGCGAGTATGCCTTTCACGTTATTTGGGCTATCCCACTGGGACTTATCTAAATCCTTCCTCATGGAAATGTTCCATGGTTTGGTCTGCCTATATGGGTTTACCTCTTTCTTTAGAAGGTGTAGGTGCAGTGCTAGGACTTGAAAATCAAAAGCTGACAGAGGGCAAGGACTTGATACGATACTTTTGTGTTCCATGTACTCCGACTAAAACAAATGGAGGTAGAACCCGTAACCTACCCACTGATGAAATCGATAAGTGGCAGAAGTTCAAAGCATATAACAAGCGTGATGTGGAGGCAGAAATACAGATACAACAAAGATTGATCAAGTTTCCAGTGCCAGAGGACATCTGGGTTGAGTATCATCTCGACCAAGAAATCAACGATCGAGGCATAAAGGTGGATATGGATTTTGTTAAGCAGGCCATTGCCATGGATGACATATCTCATGAAAAACTACTAAATGCCATGCAGCAGATAACAAATCTCGATAACCCAAACTCTGTACAACAGATGAAAGGCTGGCTTTCTGAAAACGGTCTAGAGATGGAGACACTCGGTAAAAATGCTGTCGCTGAGAAACTTAAGGAAACAGATGGTGAACTAAATGAAGTTCTTTCACTTCGTCAGCAACTGGCAAAATCCTCGGTAAAGAAATATACAGCGATGGAAAATGCGGTTTGTAGTGATTCAAGAGCTAGAGGCATGTTTCAGTTTTATGGTGCTAACAGAACTGGACGCTTTGCCGGGAGGCTTGTGCAATTACAAAACCTCCCTCAAAACCATATGCCAGACTTAAAAGAGGCGCGAAATATTGTTAGAAATGGTGATATTGAAACACTAGAACTGCTCTATGAAGATATACCAGATACCCTCTCACAACTGATTCGTACAGCCTTTGTACCTAGAGTTGGTCATAAGTTTATTGTGGCTGACTTCTCAGCCATTGAGGCTCGTGTGCTTTCATGGTTTGCAGGCGAAGCATGGCGAACAAAGGTATTTGCTAGTGGTGGTGATATCTACTGTGCATCTGCCTCACAGATGTTTGGTGTTCCCGTTGAAAAGCATGGTGTGAACGGTCACTTGAGACAGAAGGGTAAAATTGCTGAATTGGCACTTGGATATGGTGGTTCTGTTGGTGCGCTAAAAGCCATGGGTGCATTAGAGATGGGGCTTGAAGAGGAAGAATTAAAACCGCTTGTGAATGCCTGGAGAATGTCTAATCCCAACATCACACAGTTCTGGTGGGATGTAGATCGGGCGGCTAAACAATGCGTAAAGGAAAATAAATCACAAGAAACCCATGGCATCGAGTTTCATTGTCTTAGTGGCATGCTTTTTATCATTCTTCCCTCAGGTAGACGGCTTGCCTATGTAAAACCTCGAATCGGTGAGAATCAGTTTGGTGGTGAGTCTGTTACCTATGAAGGAGTAGGTGGAACAAAGAAATGGGAGCGTCTTGAAAGTTACGGTCCTAAGTTTGTAGAGAATATTGTTCAAGCTATATCCCGTGATATTTTGATGTATTCAATGAAGATGCTTAGTACTTATCGTATTGTGGCTCATGTCCATGATGAAGTCATTATTGAAGCCAATCCTCAAATATCTGTTACTGAAGTATGTAAACAGATGAGTCAAGTGCCACCTTGGGCAAAAGGGCTGCTCCTTGATGCCGATGGCTATGAATGTGACTTTTATCAAAAAGATTAAAGAAATCATCAGATTTCACCTCCTGCCGTGGCTACTAGGTAGGAGGTGTTTTTCTATGAACATTTTTGAAGTAAAAGATGGTTGTCCATTAAAGGGCAAGACCGAGCAGATGACAGAGGAAGAATTACAACAGGAATATGACTTTCACATAGCAGAGAGCATTGTCGCAAACCTATATAAAGAAGGCAAAATCACAGCGGATGAATTACACAAAATATCAGCCTTGAACAGGCAGAAATTCTCTCCCCGTTTAGCCGAGATTATGTCCTAAAAAGCTTGCTATTAATAGCTTTTAGAGTGATGTATGTAATGGGCGAAAGCGAGGTGAGATGATGAAAAAGATAACAAAAATAGATGAACTGCCCCAGGGACAACTACCTAATACGAAACTTAGGGTTGCCGCTTATGCGAGGGTATCAACCGATAGTGATGAACAGCTTGAAAGCCTTAAAGCACAGCGTGAACACTATGAGCGCTATATTAAGTCTAATCCAGAATGGGTGTTTGCTGGTCTTTATTATGACGAAGGGATCTCCGGCACCAAGATGGAGAAACGGACTGAACTGCTCCGCATGATACGAGATTGTAAGCAAGGTCGGATAGATTTTATTATCACCAAATCAATCAGCCGCTTTGCTCGTAATACAGTAGATTGCCTAGAGTTAGTAAGAAAGCTGATTGATATCGGTGTTTACATTTATTTTGAAAAAGAGAATCTAAATACGGGTGATATGGAAAGTGAGCTGATGCTTTCTATCCTTTCTGGATTTGCTGCAGAAGAGTCTGCATCTATTTCACAAAACTCAACATGGTCCATTCAAAAGAGATTTCAAAATGGCAGTTATGTTGGTACTCCACCCTACGGCTACACCAATACAGATGGTGAAATGGTAATCGTCCCAGAAGAAGCAGAAATCATCAAACGTATTTTTGCTGAGTGCCTTTCAGGGAAAGGTGGAGGTACTATAGCAAGAGGTTTGAACAAAGACAAAATCCCAGCAAGAAGAGGTAATCACTGGAGTGCAGGCACGGTGATAGACATGCTTCGAAACGAAAAATATATGGGTGATGTCCTACTACAAAAGACTTACACAGATAGTAACTACAATCGCCATCCAAATACAGGCGAAAAAGACCAGTACTATTACAAGGACAGTCATGAAGCAATTATTAGTAGAGAAGACTTTGCTAAGACACAAGATCTCATTGATGAAAGAGCCAAGATGAAGTGTAAGGGTGTGAAAAAGAACGTTTATCTTAACCGATATGGTCTAAGTGGCAAAATCGTCTGTGGAGAATGTGGTCGCAATTTTAGGAGAAAGACAAACTACTCAGCTGGTAGGAGTTACATTGCTTGGAGTTGTATCGGTCATATTGAAGACAAAGAGAGCTGTTCCATGTTGTTCTTGCGAGATGGAGAAATAAAAGCCACATTTACCACCATGATGAACAAGCTTGCTTTCAGTCATAAGCTAATCTTAGAACCACTTTTCAAATCAATTAGCCAAATCGATGAAGAAAGCGACCGTGAAAGAATGGATGCTATTGATAAGCGAATGGAGCAACTCATGGAAGAACGCAACACCCTTATTACACTGATGGCCAAAGGTTTCCTGGAGCCTGCTCTTTTTAATCAGGAACGAAATGTTTTAGATAGTGAGATGAAAAATCTTTCAACCGAAAAAACAAACCTTGTATCAAATTCCGCGAGTGGGGTTTTGCGAGCAAACGAGATAAAGGACCTCATTAATTATGTGTCAGCAGATAATTTTAATGGTGACTACACGGAGGAACTATTTGAAGAATTTGTAGTGAACATCATTGTAAATTCCAGGGATGAGCTGACATTCAATTTGAAATGCGGTCTTTCCCTGAAAGAAAAGGTGGTGAGATAAATGGCATATATTCCATATGGATACAAAATTCAAGATGGAGTGGTTACTGTCGATGAAAAGGCAGCAGGTCAAGTAAAGGTATTCTTTGAGAAATACATATCAGGACTATCTCTTACAGTGGCTGGCGAACAGGCAGGTATTGATAAGACACACTCTGTGATGGGACGCATTTTGAAAAACGTCAATTACCTTGGAAATGATACGTATCCAGCAATTATTGATAAAGAGATATTTGATAAAGCTGAAGAAGTTAGAGATAAACGTGCAAAGGATTTAGGACGAGTGGTAGAGCTTGCCGCTTTTACCTCTCCCCCTCCCAAAGAACGATTCAAAATGAAAAAGGCAGATAATAAGATGCCAGTGGATCCTTTTGAACGAGCAGAATACTTATACAGTCTGATAGAAAGCGAGGAATAAAGTGACAGAGAAAAATATAATGGTTATTCCTGCTCGTAAAAGGGTAGGAAGTACAGCCGCAAAAGAAAAGATAAAGAAACTTCGTGTTGCTGCCTATTGCCGTGTTTCTACAGAAACAGAAGAACAAAATTCTAGTTATGAGGTTCAGGTCGCACACTACACGGAGTTTATAAAGAAAAATAATGAATGGGAGTTTGCTGGCATCTTTGCAGATGATGGTATCTCCGGTACGAACACAAAAAAACGTGACGAATTTAATCGTATGATTGCAGAGTGTATGGACGGTAATATCGACATGGTTATTACAAAATCCATCAGCCGATTTGCACGTAACACCCTAGACTGCCTTCAATACATTAGACAGCTCAAGGATAAAAACATATCCGTCTACTTTGAAAAAGAGAACATCAACACCATGGATGCCAAGGGCGAGGTTTTGCTGACTATTATGGCATCTTTGGCACAACAGGAAAGCCAGAGCCTTTCACAAAACGTTAAACTTGGACTTCAATACCGATACCAACAAGGAAAGGTGCAGGTCAACCATAAACGGTTTATGGGCTACACCAAAGATGAAGATGGAAATTTAATCATTGTCCCCGAAGAAGCTGAGATTATCAAACGCATCTACCGTGAATACCTTGAAGGTCAGAGTCTAGTGGGCATTGGTCGAGGTCTTGAAAAGGATGGTATTTTAACAGCAGCGGGAAAACCAAGATGGCGACCAGAATCAGTTAAGAAGATACTTCAAAACGAAAAATACATCGGAGATGCCCTCTTACAAAAGACTGTAACTGTAAATTTTCTAACCAAGAAACGAGTTAAGAATGAAGGTCATCTTCCCCAGTATTATGTTGAAAATAGCCATGAGGCGATTATTCCTAAAGAGTTATTTTTGCAGGTGCAGGAAGAGATTCATCGAAGAAGCAATATCTACACAGGAGAAGGCAAGAACAAACGAATTTATAGTAGTAAGTACGCTTTAAGTGCCATTACCTTCTGTGGAGATTGTGGCGATATTTATAGGAGAACATATTGGAATATTCACGGCAGAAAAGAATTTGTCTGGCGATGTGTGACTAGAATCGAGCAAGGTCCTGAAGTTTGTAAGAACCGAACTGTAAAAGAAGATGAACTCTATGGTGCTGTTATGACTGCGATTAATAAACTGCTTGCAGGTGGCAATAACATGATAAAAACACTGGAAGAAAATATTCATGCCGTGATTGGAGAAACCACAGAATACCAAATATCAGAGATTAACAACTTGCTAGAAGAAAAACAAAAAGAACTCATCAAGCTGGCTAATAAGGGTCAAGACTATGAACACTTGGCAAAAGAGATTGATGAGCTGAGAGACAAGCGACAGACCCTTTTAGTAGAAGATGCCTCCCTTAGTGGCGAGAACGAGCGAATCAATGAGTTGATTGAGTTTATTCGCAAGAACAAATTCCGTACCTTAGAGTACGATGATAAGCTTGTGAGGAAGATAATCCAGAATGTTACAGTCTATGAAGAACACTTCGTCATATCCTTAAAATCAGGCATTGAAATGGAAGTATGA